ATGCTTGAACAAATGGGTAAAGCGGCAAAAGCGGCCTCTTATCAGTTGGCAGTTTTGAGTACCGCGCAGAAAGATCGTGCGCTGCTGACGATTGCAGATTTGCTGGAAGCTGAGAGTGCGGCGATTCTGGCGGCTAACGCACTGGATTTAGCCGATGCGCGCCAAAATGGCATGAGTGAAGCGTTACTGGATCGTCTGCTCTTAACGCAGGAAAGGCTGAATGCGATCGCCAGTGATGTGCGTCAAGTATGTCGCCTGACCGATCCGGTGGGGCAGGTGATTGACGGTAACATGTTGGATAACGGGCTTAAGCTGGAGCGTCGCCGCGTGCCGCTGGGCGTAGTTGGCGTGATTTATGAAGCACGCCCGAACGTCACTATCGATGTGGCTTCCCTGTGCCTGAAAACCGGTAATGCAGTGATTCTGCGCGGTGGTAAAGAGACGTACCGCACCAATGCGGCGACGGTAGAAGTCATTCAGCAGGCGCTATCACAGTGCGGCCTGCCTGCCGCTGCGGTGCAAGCGATTGAAAGCCCGGATCGCGAATGGGTTAATCAACTGCTGAAATTGGATCGCTACGTGGATATGCTGATTCCGCGTGGTGGTGCAGGCTTGCATAAACTGTGTCGTGAACAATCGACGATCCCTGTCATCACTGGTGGTATCGGCGTGTGTCACATCTATGCCGATGACAGCATCGATTTCGACAAGGCGCTGAAGGTGATTGAAAGTGCTAAAGTGCAACGCCCTAGTGCCTGTAACAGCCTGGAAACGCTGCTGGTCAATCGAGGTATTGCCGACCGTTTCCTGCCAGAACTGAGCAAGAAAATGGCAGCGTCGGGCGTCACGTTACACGCCAGCCCTTCAGCAATGCCATACCTGACCTGTGGCCCAGCGAGTGTAGTCGCAGTGGAAGAGGCCAACTACAATGACGAATGGCTCTCTAACGACCTGAACGTTACGCTGGTGGACGATCTGGATGCAGCGGTTGCGCATATTCGTGAGCATGGTACGCAGCACTCCGATGCCATTCTGACTCGCTCCTTGAGCAACGCGGAACGCTTCGTGCGAGAAGTGGATTCCTCGGCGGTGTATGTCAACGCCAGTACACGCTTCACCGACGGCGGCCAGTTTGGTTTGGGCGCGGAAGTGGCGGTCAGTACCCAGAAGCTGCACGCGCGTGGCCCGATGGGGCTGGAAGCGCTGACCACCTATAAATGGATTGGTTATGGCGACGATTTGATTCGTGCGTAATGTTGATTTTTCAGCCATGAAGCTGATTTAGTCAAAGGAGGCTCGCGATAAGTCAGGAAGACAAACCGCGAGCCCTTGTTTACCGTAGTTTATTGATTAAAAATGCTAAGGCTGCTTATTAATGGTGGCCTTGTGCAACCCCTCCTGTGCCATCTGGAAGCCCAATTGCCACATTTTGCATCATGCCCTGATCTTCATGATCCAGGATATGGCAGTGCAGTACAAACTCGCCGATATAGCGTTCATAACGTGTCCGAATAGAGATTTTGTACGTGCCCTTTGGCGCCTCTGTGGATTCCAACGCGCCATTTATATTGCTTTTTATCCATAGTGTGTCCTTCCACACGCCTTTCAGACCGGCATATTGTGAGATACTGCCATCCGCTTCCTTTGCGCCTGGCAAGCTTACGTCATTACCATCCGGATCGAGGACCTGAATAATTTCGAAGGGATTCACATGGATATGGAAAGGATGACTGACAAAATAGGATTGCAATTGCCATTCTTGAGCAGTTCCGAGCACTAGTTGGCGATCGATATGTTTCGGATCATAAGGCCGAGCGCCCTCAGGGCTATAGGAGCCATCGCTATTTTTTACTACAGAAAATGAGTTACCCACCTCAAACGTTGGGGGCTTTTTCGTGACATCAATGTAAAACACCAACTCCTGCGGTGGAACATGGCTGACTTCTTTATCCGTAATAGGCGGATGGGGAATGAATTTGGTCAGTTTGAGCCCATCTTCCAAACTACTGACGATTTCTTTAGCCAGTTTGGCTGGCTGATAGGTTTTTTGCGCTTGCGTGATTAATTGCTGAGTGGTTGATGCGATGGGGTCTGCTATAGACTGCCCGCCTTTAACTCTGACAAAACCTAAAACCGAACGTGCCTTGTCTTCACGTGAGACGTTATCCGCCGCTTTTACTGGCGGATTGACAATACAATAGAGGCCGTCTTCGGGGAAATTGACCAGTAGATCATTACGATAGCCAGGTTGTAGAGTAGTGTTCGTTTGTACCTGCCCTTGAGGCATCGTCAGCCCGTCGGCTGCGATGACAGCATAAGGAACTGGTGAGCCTGTGCAGAGTTCGCGTACAAATCGATCCTGATTTTCTGTACCAAGTGTTTTCTCCCGAGAGCGAAAATCACGGGTATCGAGCTTGCGAAACTCGACTTTTATCGTCTCACGCACCCCGGCATGAACCAAGCGCCAGCGTTCAATCTGACCCGCCTTAGCATTGGCAAAAACAGGCCTTACCCGGCCGTTGACCGTAGTAAAACGCCCTGAGTCATCCCACGATCCTGGTTTGAATTGTTCGTAAGAAACGACCTCACCAACTTCTCCAGGGGCGCATGACCAGTCAATTGAATCATCTGATTTTTTCTTCAGCTTGCCATCTTTGAGGCAGGCATAGGGAACTTGTTCAAAGACTAATAGGCGTTCAGGGAAGGGATTGCCGTCCGCAGTTTTCAGCAACGTATCGATATCGCCGTTTGAGGTTTCGGTGGGTATGCGATCGCCCCGAATAACAAGCGCCCCGGCCATACCGCTGCCAACCTGAATTGCCGTTGAACCATGGTTGTGTGGGTGATACCAAAATGTTCCGGCTGGGTGATCGCTGGGGATATTATATTCATACTCGAATTTCATACCCGGGTTAATCGATAACAAAACATTATCGCTATTTCCCGTTGGGCTTATCCAAAGCCCGTGGCTATGTAGATTGGTACGGTTAAAGCAGTGTGGGACATTAATATCTTCCGATTTTGTGGCACATTCAGGTTCAACGGGAAGCTGATTATCGAGCCTTATTCTGACGGTATCACCCGGCGTGGCTTCAATGGTTGGGGCTATAAAAGGGTGGTAGGGATCGACATTGGTGCCACTATAACTGCGTAAGCGAACTTTATCCGGATGGCCTTGTGCTGGGTTACGAATGAGTCCCTCGGTATATTGCACTTTCAGATCTAACGTTCGCTCTCGGCCTACATGAGGTGGCGCTGATTCGTTGATTTTCCTTTGGTAAAGCGTACCTGACGGCATTAATGAAGACTCTGTCAGTACGGGGGGATTTATGAACGCGTTCGCTTGCTGTTCATTTTCTACCTCTTGCGCCCCGGCGTGGGGGAAATAAAAACTGAATAGTAAAGCCGTTGCGCTGAGAAGTGATTTTTTATGCACCATATATTCTCCATGCCTAAATATTTTAGTGTTATACCCTAAATAATTCGAGTTGCAGGAAAGCCAACGCATATGCAGCTTGAAGTATAACGGGCATATGTAATTTAATTGGCTTGCTATGATAAGGTGGTTTGTTTTTTATCTTTTTGTTTTCATTGTTTAATTAACGATCTTCACCTAGAGTATATAAGGTGATTCATGGTTTTTTTAAACGATAATACCCCTTGCTATTTATGGCGTAATTATTTAAGTAAAGTTAAAAACATTAAGATAGTAAACATAAAAACAAAGTAAATTTTTAAAAAATAACTTAATGTGATAAATGATTTTGGATGTTTATTTTTTATAATTATTTGTTTTTTATTTATGTTCTCGCTAATTGTTTCCTGCGATGTACCCAATAATCCCCAATATGTAGGTTTTCGGGCCTGAAAACGATCGCGATCTCGCGATGTTGATAGGTGAGCCTGTGTAACGCAATCCTCGTGTGTTAAGCCTGAAAGTTATAAAATATTTTGTTATTAGTTTGGTTAATTATTAGAAAATCTTCATTTTTCATCAAGCGACGATAAAACCAGCAGACGAGCGCCAATCACTTGACTTGAGGTGCTGATTTCACTAGTTTGTCACCCCGTAGTTCACGTCAGGCTCTCGCCGCGACGATTCTCAAAGCCGATATAGCTCAGTTGGTAGAGCAGCGCATTCGTAATGCGAAGGTCGTAGGTTCGACTCCTATTATCGGCACCAGTTAAATCAATAACTTACTAACTGTCTCCTGTTGTTCCGTTGCTAACGTGGGACAGATTTGGGACACAAACGTCAAAAACAGCATCAATTTGTCGTGCGTGTTCGGTGAGATGATTGGGTGCCAAGTGCGCATAGCGTCGAACCATCTCGATAGATTCCCACCCGCCCATTTCCTGCAACACAGATATTGGTACTCCGGCTTGCACCAGCCAGCTTGCCCATGTGTGCCTCAGATCATGGAATCTAAAATCATCAATCCCTGCTCGTTTTAGCGCTGCTCTCCATGCTGTGTTGGCGTCGTAGCGCATTTTCCTAACTACTGGGCTTTTCGTTCCGTCTGGCTTCGTGCAGCTTTCCCGATACACGAAAACCCAACGGTGATGATGACCTATTTGTTTTTTCAGTACGCGACATGCGGTATCGTTTAGCGCAATCCCGATAGCTCTGTTAGATTTGCTATCTTCAGGGTTAACCCACGCTACGCGGCGCTGCATGTCTATTTGCTGCCACTCCAGATTGATGATGTTCGAACGACGCAGGCCAGTGGAGAGCGCGAATTCTACTACTGACTTTAATGGCTCTGGACATTCATCAATCAGCCTTTTTGCCTCGTGAGGCTCTAACCAGCGTATTCGTCTGTTTTTTGGCGATGGCACTTTGATGTTCGGTGCTCTCTCCAGTACGCGCCAATCCCTTTCTGCTGCTCTCAATAGCGCCTTTATGAAAGCCAGGTGAGTCGCCTTTGTCGCTGTAGCTGCTGGTTTCGGCGAATACATTGGGATTTCCTTTCCTCGCTTCCTCGCCGCTTCAGCCTGTGACTTCCAGTTCTCTTCGTGCCTGCGATTCACCATCTTTTGCACTGCCGCATAAATTCTGGCTTCGTTTATGTCCTTTAGCGCAACGCCTGAAAAATACTGCATCCAGAACCCGATCCGGCTCTTATCGTCGTCCAGTGATTTTTTGTTGGCTTTTTCCTCGATCCATCTCAAACACGCCTCGTCGAATGTGATAGACGGGAACTCGCCTAGCTTGCTAACTCGCCACGCCTCGGCCTTTAGCTTGTCGTGCAACTCCTGAGCCTGCCTTTTGTCCTCTGTTTTAAGAGACTGCTTAACTCTGCTGCCGTCTGGCGCTGTGAAACTCGCGTACCAAACGGCACCCCTGCGGAAGATTGACATATTGATATCTCCTGATCTGCCGCGTTCACGGCAGTAGTGTTGATCGGATTGTCTACTGCCGCAATGCAAGCGCGACGAGTAAACAGGTAGGGCGATGATTTTTTGGCGGGGTTTTTTCGTGAATATGCAATACGTCCGGCACGGCACCAGGCTGATAGTGTGTCTTCATCAATACCTATAAATGCGGCGGCTTCTTTTCTAGTTAGCGTTATTTTCTCCATAATTCCTCACTTAGCTTCAGCATCCACGACGCGCACGAAATAGCTCAGCCACCGTTTTGCACTGAACGTATTCGGCGGCAGGGCGGTAATTCGTTTTGCGTGATGGTCGAGAATGCGGGTTGTTATTGCGTCATGTTCTGAAATGTGGTGCATCTCCTTTGCGCGCTTAATTTCAATGCGGCAATCCCTTGCTACGCATCTGATTGCATTTTCTATTTGTACTTTCATATGACTGACATCATCGTGAATAGCGACCACAAAAAAGCCGCTGTGATAGCGGCCAGAAATAACTTTGCTGTTAGCGTTGTTCGCCTCATGTCTTTCCACCTTTTGCTTTGTCAATAGCGCTCTTTGCTGCCGCCATGCGAGGCGGATTAATCGCTGCATATCCTTTTTCAGCATCTGAAAGGATAGATTCCAATGCTTCAAGCAAATCCGGCGCAGCGGCGATTAAATACGCGTTACATTTAGCTTCTTCGGCGGTTTCTTTATTGTCCCCCCACCCTGTTGAATAGGCTATGTGATACCCGAGCCCGTCATTAGTGTGGGTTTGAATAACATTCAAATTTCCAGTTACTTGAATGTTATTTTTTCTGTTCACAAACCACGGTCCTTCAGTGTGCTTACTCATCCTCATCTCCTTAATTCAGGCGTAAAAAAACCACCTGTCGGTGGCTGGTTAGTCGTCATTGACGGGGAGACACAATAGCGTGGCTCCTGGTCGTTTTTCGTGTATCAGGCTTACCCAGTTCTGACACTCATTGAAGGGCATCACACGATCAGAAACGGGCAGGGCATCGCAGTAATCATTACCGCATGCACTGACGAGAAGAATGAAGCCGATAATCATCTTCTACTCTCCCTTATGCTGCGGAACGACGGCACCCGCGCCACACATATCAATGGTCGGCTCGATAGGCACCAAAGCCCAACCATCCGGCAATTCCGGAGAGTTGACCTTATCGGCGGCATCACCGGAATGGTGCTTGAGCATACCGGCGCGCCCTTGCCACGCAATCCAGCCCACGGTCATATCCCATGCCATGTAATCCGGTTTTTCTGGGTCACCGTTTCTAGCGCGCTGAGTATCGATGCTGTCGCCTAGGCGCTTAGCAATAAACGTTTCATAGGCCGCACGCTCATCCGGCACCGTGTAAGGCTGCACACTGATATTGCACAGGGCTGCATTCAAGCCGGTTTTGATATCTGACACATCATCGCTACCGACATCCCCGTCTGTAGTTGCTCGATGAAATGCCATCGCCATATCATCAGTGACAATGATCGGCTGGCTTGCGGCTGGTGGAACGGGGCGAGAAAATAGCTCCATGCCTATTGGTAAATTGATGGTGAGTATGTCGCTGGTTCCGTCAGAGCTGAAGCTCTCTTCAGATACGCGCACTACAGGCTCTTGCCCACGCAGTTCTGCCAGTTGTGCTTCTAACTCGGCAATTTTGGATACCAATCCCTGCACATATTCAATAGAGTGCATGGTTTCATGTTCACGCCTCAGGTTTGTAACCTCCACTTCTACTGCGAGAAGTCGGTCAATAATCGCTACACGCTCATCGTCAGTCATTGGGGCGTAATCTGTTTCAAATGGCGTCCAGCGCTTTATTTGATTAAGTCTTTTCTCGGTTAAAGTATTCATGTTATTTACCAGTCCCCACCCATCACGTGAAATTTGCTTGCTGATGCGGCCATCAACTCAGTATTTGAGCTCTCCCCGCTGTGAGAGTCACCCAGCAAAAGCGCGAATCCATCACCGCCAGTCGTGTAGAATCTCGCGTCAGGGAACTTTCTGCGCACCTCATTGAGTAACTTAGCCATCGTGTCAGAATGCTTATGAAACCGCCGATACACTGTAGGGCAGTGCTCCATAAGTAAGTCGAGGGCGTCGTAGTCACCCTCGGCGATAATCGATTTAAGCTCTTCTGTATTCACACCCCACCCCTGCGTAGGTTGTTGGCGAACTGCATTAATTCAGCGCGAATGTACAGGCCATATTCGTCGCTACCCTCAAAAGCCGCATAGCATTTTTCATGAAATCCCATCGCGGCCTGCTCAACCGCCTTAGCCCCGATTTCAGCAATCGCGGTGTCGGTGGCTGGGGTTTTGATTTTTGAGTGCATCGCTTGCCACATGAATACGACTAAATCATCATCCAAATTGATATTGTCGTATTCCTCAGTTTCTTTATGCGCCGCGCGAATCATTTCGCTGGTTGGTTGCAAGTCTTTCAGCCCCGCCTTCTCCGCAACCAACGCATCCCGCCGCTTTTCCAGTTCTGCGACTTTGCTTTTTAAAGCATCGATAGCCTGCAAAATGACTTCATTGTCTGGTTTGCAACCCAATTCATCAGCGAATTCCTGCATGACCTTGCATGATGTTTCTCGGATAAATTCCAGTTCTGCGATGCGCTTTTCTAATTCGACATAATCACTTGCTCTCACCATGTCGATAACAAATCCGTCGGTTGGCTCTGCGTCATGGATAAAGCTTGAATCAAGAGCGTAAAATTTAACCATAATAATTCTCCCGCTTAATTCTCTTCTCATAATCGGAACGACATTCAGCATCACAGAATGAGCCAGTATTTATTGTCTCATCGCAATTTCTGCACTTACCCGTTGGCTGTAGTGGAGCAGGGCGGTTAGCTAATGCGTGCTGAATATTTAAATCGGTTAAATCATTTGCAGCGTCGATAATGTCAGCCATTTGTCACCTCGATTTTATTTACCCATTTATCACAAAACTCAGCGCGTAATTCGCACCAGCCCGAATCTTTCGTATTAGCGTGACGTAATGCTGCCAGCCACATTAATTTAGCCTGCGTGAAATCGCGTGCGCGTTCGTATGCAGCGGCATGGTTAGCCGCTGTTAGATATGCTGCGTTCATGGGGTTAGTCGCCCCAATACTGGACATCCATGTCCGTTATATTGCTATGCGGCGTCAGAGAAGGTCATGCGTTTAAAAATGTTACGAACTCGCTCAACGTCAGCGGCGCAATATTTTGCCACCTTGTCAATTTTCCCGTCTCGCACGAAATCCCATACTTTACTTCCGTCAATTTCCTCTCCGATTTCTGACCCTTTGCCAGCAATGCCGAGAACCTTGCAAAGCTTTTCGAGACTTACACGTCCGTTATATCCAGCCCAAGCATTCATAGTGTCGAAAATTGATTTATCCCACGAACGAACATTAACGGGGAGGAAGCGCGGCGGAGCGACGCCAAGAACAACCGCACGCTGAAACAGAAACCTCAAATCAAAATCAGCGACATTATGCCCAACGAAAGTTGGAGGTATTTGTCGTGACGGATCGAAGCTGACATGAAGGAATGAAAAGAATTCTTTGAGTAACTCTGCCTCATATTCTGGTTTCTGCCATTCTGCGCTGTAGAATGTTTTTGTTTCGCCATCGCCAACCGCTGCAGAAATAACAGCAACATGGCCTAGACCGCCGTCAAAACTGGTTTTACGCCAATCCTCTTCTGCTACTTTATCGCGGTTTTCATTCAGCCATTCATCGATAGACTCTTTCTTTTTATACTGCCCTGGCGCTTTAACTTCTGCTGCGATAGCCGCTTTAACTTCTGGCTTCTGTGCTGGAATAGTTTCAATATCGATATAGATATTCATTATTTATTTCCTTTGTTTTGGGCAGCACAAAACCCACCGAGTGAATCAGTGTGCTGCTGTTTTGGTTGGGTTATTTTTTACACTTTGTTTTTATTCTAATCTAGAACGGAATGTCGTCGTCGAAATCCATTGGCGGTTCGTTGCTTTGTGCTGGAGCGCTGTTCTGTGCCGGACGCTGTTGAGACTGCGCGCCGCCGCTGAACTGGTTGCCGCCCTGCGGCTGCTGAGGTTGACCCCAACCGCCCTGTTGCTGACCGCCACCTGCGTTACCGCCTGCTGGTGCGCCGCCGCCCTGGCGTCCACCCAGCATCTGCATGGTGCCGCCGACGTTAACAACGACTTCGGTGGTGTAACGCTCTACACCAGACTGATCGGCCCACTTACGGGTTTGTAGTGCGCCTTCGATATAAACCTGAGAGCCTTTGCGCAGGTATTCGCCTGCAACTTCTGCCAGTTTGCCGAACAGAACCACACGGTGCCATTCGGTCTTCTCTTTCTGCTCACCACTTTGCTTATCCCGCCAGGTCTCGGAAGTCGCTAATGTCATATTGGCAACTGCACCACCATTCGGCATATAGCGCACTTCGGGGTCTTGCCCCAAATGTCCGACAAGAATTACTTTGTTGACGCCTCTTTGTCCCATTTATGCCGCCTCTTCCAGTTCTTTTTTACGCAGCCGGTAAACGTTCACGCATTCATCCTGATGCTGTTTGCTGGCGCTTAGCGCGTTCCATGCTGGTTTATAGATGTCAGCAAGCTCCGCTGACGTTTGGCAGTCTGACGCCTGCGCTGTGAAGTCTTTCAGGATTTCATCAGAGCTGCGTGGCGCGACGTTGTGACATTCAGTGTCGGGGTCGATTGCTGTTTCTTCTGTCGGAATACAGAACGCCTGAAATGCCGCGTATTTGTAGGCGATCGACATTGCTTTATTGGTGGCTTTGTCTCCGCTATCCATCGCTTCGCCGTAGGTCACTACCGTGTGAATGCTTCCATCTTCCGTGCTGACAAAATCGAACTCGGCACGCACGGTGATATAGAACAATGCGCCGCCGCTCTTACTCACTCTCTCGCATGATGTGCGCTCAGTGCAGCGTGGCAGAATCAACAGCTTATTTTTAACCAGCGCTGGCGCTAGGGCGTTGTACACCGCATCAATGCCGCGAAATGCATAATTGACTTGACTGCCTTGATGCTTTGATTTCTTAATGCCTTGCTCGCACAACTCCGCAGCCACAGCGCTAATAGCTGCGTACACTTTTTTCGTTTCCACGATTCACCTCAGAATGGTTCGGTGCCGTTAGGCAAGAAATATTGAACACACGTACGCTCCAGAGCCGCTTTTCGTAGAAACTCGGCTCCCTCTCGCCTCCAACCATTTTCCCTGCACTCTCTAGCCATCGATACATATAATCGGTGCCATGAAATGCTGGCGTTACGTGATTTCGGATAGCGTGGCGGGACGTAATTACTCACGGCTGAATCCTCCGATTTAAAAACTCGATGATTAACTGGATGATTGTTTTCCGAGGCGGTGGCGTAAAACTAGCGCTGGTTAATATATTTTTAGCGCTAAAGTCAATAGATTTAATTGCGTCGAATTTAGGACTGCCAGCAACGGGCAGCCCTGCAAATGCTAATCGTTGCATGGCGTATTCCTGATTAATTAGTAGGTAATGCGGGTGTGGGGGATTAAGTCGTCTTTCAGTGCGGTAAGGACTCGAATTGCCTCTTCACGACTAATTCCAGTTTTTTGTGTGAGCGCATTAACAATATCAGTACCGACTGCTTTACGATGCTTAACGTCAGCCTCGCGCTTGGCCTGCTCATCAGCGATGCGCTTCTCTTCTGCCAGTCTCGCCTCTTCTTTTGCTGCCGATTCGCGCTGTACTTTCTCGATTGCCTCCTGCTTCTCTCGCTCTGCACGTTGCTCCGCAGCGATGCGATTACTCTCTGCCCGCTCAGCCGCTTCCTTGGATTCCCGTTCGGCTCGCTCTTTTGCTAATAGCGCCTCGCGCTCTCTGGCTGCTGCTGCGTCGATTTCACGCTGTGCCGCGCGCGCTGCTTCACGCTTGGCCTGTTCCGCTGCCTGAAGTTTTAACGCTTCCTCATGGGCGATGCGCTGGCGTTCTGCTTCGGCTTTCGCCTCTGCTAAATCACGGTCGAATTTCTCATTCATCAGCAACGCAATTTCGTGATCGGCTTCTACCTGCTTCGCCAGTTCTTCAGCGGCGCGCTTGGCTTCTTCCTCTGCCTTGATGCGCTCCTGTTCAGCTTCCCATTCCGTGAGAGGCTGGCGTACCTTGTCGCGCAGAGCGTCAAGCCGGTCACGCACCGTCTTACGGTTGGCGTCGATTAGCTTCGGCACCTCCTTCAACTCGGCTACCAAATCCTTGCCTAAACCGTCCAAATACGTTTTTGACTGCGCCACCTTGTAGGCCATTGAGGCAATATCCTTGCGGCCTTTCGTGGTGTTTACGTCCGCAACGAACGATTCAACTTCACGCTCAACCTTGCTGATAATATCTTCGACACTATCAGAGGACTTAAATACATCAAGCGCCGTCGATTTTTCGATTACGACTAAATCTGTAATTTCACTCATCACCCCCTCCTGTTTATTCATAACTATGCCGCCTAATAGCAGCATGGGTATGAAATCCGCTTTTACACAACTCTAAGTTTGTTCACGTAATTCATGCAAAAGGTTGGGCTTGCATCAAACCATTTTGATTTGTGCTGCATCCTTTGACTTGGTGGGTAATATGCCACCGTTCCTTGTGGCGTTCTGAATATCAGAGTGTTTTCTCCTTCTTCGAAGGTGACACCATTTCTTTCAAAGAAACGCTTAATTCCTTCATGTGCGGAATTCCTTGCTTGTCTTCTTCGTTCCTTTAAAAATGGCTTCAAATCTTTCCAGTATTCAGATAATGAGTCGTTATCATCATCACACATCACTCGCTCCAATTAATAAATAACACTCAGTATCGCGACGAGAATAACGCACATAACAATCAAGCATATTCCCGTCGCTGCGTAATAACGTTTATATCCGCTGATTAACTCGTCGCTCATAGTTTCCCCTGGTGTTGCAAATGGGCGCAAAAAAACCACCGAGCGGTGGCGTGGTATTCTCTGGTGTTGGCGGGGTTAATATCCTGAGTATTCTCTCAGTGCTTCGATTATTGCTTTTGTTTCGTCCATCAAGCGCTGACCACCGCTGTTAACTCTTCCTTCGGCGTCGAGTTTATTTATCCGATTAGCCACTTCTCGCAACATTTTGGCTTGCCATTCTGGTTCATATGAGTCTGGGATTTTTATTTTCACCTCTCACCCCTTACGCATCTTCTGATGCGATGATGTAATAAAAAAGCCGCTCTAGGCGGCTCATTTGTCATGCATTTCTCTCAATGCTTTCTTAATCATTTCCGTTGTTCGAATCGCCCACGGATCGATGATTACGCCGTCTTTAACAAACGGGTTTCTATCCATTGGCCCGACTCGACAGCCTGATTCCAGCTTGCACCCGACGCATCCTTTAAATTGAATGCACCACTTTTCGGTTTCCGAAAGCTCACGGTCAGTAGTCATAGTCATACGGATAGTCCTGATATTGGCTCATATCATCATCAGGGTGATCTTCGAATTCATCTTCCATAGTCACCTCGCTTGATAAATGCTCTTGGTTTTCCCGCGATGCCCAGCGCTGTATAGCGCCACTTGCGGCAAACAGCACGAACCGGAATACTCAGGCTCGCTACGTTTCGGTAATTCAACGCGGGTTAATTTCGCCCACGCCTTGCTAATTTTCTGCGCCAGTTCCCGATCTGCGTCTTTCTGTGCGAAGAACGCGCCAGTTTTGAGATACTTTCTGCGTTTAGCGTTATCTTTAACCGGCTTAACAATGATTGTTGTCATGATTATCTCCAGTGGTTTCATTCATGCGCCCACGTATAGGCGCAGGGTGAAGTCACTTATTTTTGCGTTCCCACATCCAGTCACTAACTCCTGACCAGATAGTGAATCCGATACAGATTGCGAATGTAGTTACTAATCCGCCGAGTATTGGGTTTGTCATGATTTCTAACATTGCTGCGTTCCTCTTTCAGTAAATCCATACGCACGCCTCAGATGATTCATTGCCAGCCACCATCTTGTTTTGCAGTGATGGGCAACAGCTTGTTTTGCCACTTCCTTGGCATCCTGAAATTTCTCTTTATCTATTTTCATGATTACCTCCGGTAAGTGCTTTGGTGGAGTGGTGGGCTGGGCCGAGAATCCAGCCATCGGTAGCGAGAATCGAACCCGCCTATGCCGCTGTTAACGGTGACTTCACCAGATCGTCTTTACCGTCACGCTTGCTACACCGGGCCTAGGAACCCCGTCACACTTGCGCTTATCGTATCGACCTACGAATTCACCACTCCCCAAAGCATTCACCTTGGTCTTCCAGACATTCCGGAAGAATTCCCATTCATGTTAAAGAGCAAGAGCACTTGGCGGTGGGCTTAGTCGTGCATTATGAATACCTCTCAGTAAGGGATATTTAGAATGCTTTCGCTTGTGAGCAGCATTGCCGTTCATCCTGAACCCGCCGCGCTCCCGACGCAGGGTTTAAAGACGCGCCGTTCGTCTGTGGGGTAATCATGTACTGAAAGTTCATTCATGTAAAGTACCAATAGTACATATTTTAGGTAAGAAAAGTTCATTTATACATAACTTAATGAACTTTAAGGTAATTTATTTTTCAACCGAATCGACGATAGTCTATCGACTGGCGCAGGAGAACTTTAGCCATCACATGGAACTGATCTTCATCAGCCGCTTCGATGTGCCACCGCTCATAGATGGGGTTGTCAGATATGACTACTAAGCGGTCTTTCTGCATCTGCAACCGCTTGACGTGCAATGTTTTACCATAGACAAACACGTAGATGCCGTCTGCATCGAAATGGTTGATGGACACATCAACAAAGATTTCATCACCTGGATTGATCGTGCCTTCCATGCTGTCGCCGCTTACGGTAATGACCTTGATGTTTTGTTGTGGTCTGCCATTAAACAGCGTTCTTGCATGCTCGTTCGTGTATTCAATAGCTCTGATGCGCTCTATAAACTCATTGGAAACCATAGTCCCCGGCCCGGCACTTGCTTGAACATCTAACACGTCTACTCGATAGGAGTCAGACACCTTAGAGGCATGATTGGGTGTTATCCCATCCTCTGCTGCGTATCCATGCAAGTATGCGGCAGTAGTCCCAAGCACTGTCGCCAGCTTCTCCATTGCCTCCTTTCTCGGCACCGATTCACCGTTGAACCACTTACTGATGGCTTTCGGGGTGAGTTTTAGCCTAGCAGCCAGATCCGCCTGTCTGCCGTGATGAGGTAGTCCCGCTTTATCACAGGCCAGCGCAAGCCTTTGCGAGAACTTTTCACGCTCGTTTTGTTGAACCATAAGTTCAACTATATCTACACTTGACTGTACTTTCAGTTCCGTCATAATATGAACTACAAGTTCACCACAGGAGATGACATGAGCGAAATTACGTTTGGAGACGTTATCAAGTCCGTTCGTGTATCAGTAGTGGCTGAGGTTTGTGGCCTGACTCCGAAAGCCATCTACAAATGGCTGGAGAAAGGGGGATTGCCGCGTACAGAGTTCACTGATGAAACTGATTACGCGAAAAAAATCTCTCGGGCGTCAGGCGGCAAGTTCTCACCAGCGCTGATTAAACGAGTTGGCAAAGCAGTTTAGCTTTGCCTTTAAAATGTACTTTTAGTACCGAACGGCCCGGTATACGGTCGGGTGCCCGGCGTGGTCAGGTAAGACTGTCAATGGTGCACGATAAACAGAATTAACTTTTTAACAACACGAAAAATATTACTGAATGGACAACGCAAAAACACGCAAAGACGCTCTGAACATTGAGAGCACGCTTTTAAATAAAATCGCATTGAAGGGGGTAAGCGCTATTGCCGAGTCAATCGGCGTGAATCCTTCACAAATAACACGGTGGAAAGAAACGCTGATACCGCGCATGAGCTTACTTCTAGCGGCATTGGAGTGGGGAGTTAACGACGACGAGCTGGCTCATCTGGCTAAGCAGGTGGCGCGACTCTTGACCGAACAATCACACGAGGCCGGAGGTTTTCAGGCTTAAGGGGATTTCATGAACCACATGGAGTTCATTGAAAAAAAACGTCAGAGACACATTGTTGCGTGACGGATACACGCCATCTCTGGCGAACATCGGAGCGATGAAAGCGGTTGAATTTTACCGCCGCTCGTCACAGGCCAGCAAGAAGGGCCGGATATTCGATGACTGCCTACGGGAAGGAAAGTTATGGGCAGACAAAAACAAGACGGTGGCAGATGCGCCAAAGAAGCCAAGAGGGAAGCCGAGAAATGGTGTTCTCTTCTGAAAATAAAAACGCCCTTGCAGCGGTAACTGTTCGGGCGTCAATGCAAATTAACTGGATCAATTCACAGGAGTAATTATACATGAATACTGCTGAGGTAATCAAATTCCCCGGCCCCGAGCCGGGACAACAGGAGCAACGCGTGGCTGACACAGACGATGGTTACACCCGTCTGGCAAACGAGCTACTGGAAGAGCTTATAGGGGCTAACCTGACTCGAAATCAGGCCAAGGTTGCCTTTGCTGTTTGCCGGAAAACGTATGGCTTCAACAAGAAAACGGATCGGATTGCTGACAGTCAATTAAGCGCCTTAACCCGGCTGCCACGGCAGAAGGTAAACAAGGCAAAGAACGAGCTTATTGCTATGAAAGTCTTGATAAAAGACGGTCTGGCAATAGGCCCAAACAAGAACCTTTCTGAGTGGTCAATTTCAGAGTGTCACCAAGATAGTGTCACTGTCACCAAAACAGTGACAAAAAGTGTCACCAAAACCGTGACAGCGATGTCACCAAAACAGGGACACACAAAAGACACTATTACAAAAGACAATAAAGACAGTATTACCCCTATAGTCCCCGTTGGGGACGTGTGTGAAAAACCACCTGAGCAGGACGCAGAAGAACCACCAGAGCAATCAGCCTCACAATCCATCAAGGAGGTGTTCAGCCATTGGCAAGCACAACACAACCACCCTACATCGAAACTCGACCCTAAACGCCGCAAGCGCATCAACGCCCGTCTCGAAGAGGGCTTTAGCGTTGCCGAACTCTGCAAAGCCATTTCTGGTGCCAAGTACGACGCATGGTTGATGGGGAAAAATCCGTCGAACAGGCGCTATGACGGCATCGAGACAATCCTGCGTGACGCCGCACAGGTCGAGAAACTGCGCGACCTTGACGACAACGAACACGCCAAGGCTATTGCTACTGGCAAGTACTCGGCAACCACTGCACGAAACCTCGACACCCTCCAGCGATGGGCCGGAGGGGGAGACAACGGAGCACCATTCTGATGAACGATACTGAAAAGCCTAAGTTCGCTCAGTCGATGGCAGCGATTGGCGAGATATACGGGAAAGACATTTCCGAGGTGATGATCGGGATTTACTGGAACGCTCTCAAACCGTATCCGACCGAGGACGTGCAGCGAGCATTTCAGGGGCATACCCGCGACACTGACAACGGTCAGTTCTTCCCGAAGCCTGCGGACCTTCTACGCCACATCGAGGGCAACAAAGACGGCAGGGCATTACAGGCATGGAGCAAGGCATACAAAGCCATTTGCAGCTATGGACGCCGGAATAGCGTGGTGTTCGATGACCCCGCCATTCACGCCGTGATATCTGAAATGGGTGGCTGGATTGAATTTGCTGGCGTTACCGAAGAGGAATTGCCGTTCCGTTCGCGTGAGTTTGAGAAGCGGTATCGAGCGATGCTGATCACCGGTGTCCAGAAGTGCGAAGCCATCCTGATCGGCATGGACGACGCGCAGAATATCCGCTCTGGATTTCAGGAATCACCAAAGCCGTTTTTGCTGGGCGATGTGACCAGGGCTAAGCAGATCCGCAATGGGATGTTCCTCATCGAAAGCAAAGGCGCGGCATAGTCCGGTCAAATCAGGGGGAGTAGAACAGTGAAAGTAAAAATAGGCGACATTGTTGAAAATGGTTGGGCTGGCGACGCAAACCCGCACAAACGAATGATTTATATCGGCAATGGTAAATATCTATGCTGCGACGGTCACATTGCTCAGCTAGGCAAGCCATGCTCTGAGTATCCAGACCGACGCAAGGTATTGGGTAGCGCATTCGTTGATAACTGGCGCGAAATTTTGGCGGCGCGGGAACTACCGGAGGGATTAGCTGATGGGCTGGATTGAGTGTTCAGAGCGGCTACCTGATAAAAATGGTGGATATCTAACTTGGGATGGCACGCATATTCGCAGTACGCCTTTTTTTTTCGGAGGGTTCCATTGCTGGCAACCTGAGAGGATAACCCACTGGCAACCTCTACCTGAACCACCACAGGACTAACCATGATCGCAATCTGCATCACAGAGCTAATAAGCCCGCTGATACTAGTGGGATTTTTTATGGGAGTTAGGAAATCATGATTATTCCAGAAACAGAATATTGCTATGAACTACCTGTCAGGGAGTGCGGCTGGGCTTCTCTGGAAATAGGGAATGGCACCGCAGTTGATATGGAACAGGCACAGCAACTGATTATCGTGCTGCAACGCTGGATAGACGGCGAAGACATTGAGGATTAAACGATGAGCACAGAGCAGCAACAGCAATATCTCGAACGCCTCATAGAAGAGCAGCTTAAACGTAACGCACCGGATTTACTCCGCCTTTGGAAGTTACAGCAGGAAGAGCGCTACTTGAATGAAATACGCAGTTTCTACAGAGAGAAAAACTGGAGTCTATGATGCTGAAACAAAGCCATGACATCGTGGCAGATATTAAAAAAGCCAGCGAAGAAAACCAACGCACGATAAAGGTTAATGTCGGCGTACTAAAGTCGGCACTGAGAGAGATTCAGATGCAAAAACAGACTAATGGTGAAACGTTTTTCACTCGCGGCGTTATCGCTTCATTAACCGAAAACCTCCGTGCAGCCGGTATAACTGTAAGGGATGAGTCATGAAAAATCGATACAGAGTTGTTGCTGATAGATATGCAGGGTTTGAGGCTCAGGTTAAGCCTTGGTGGTTCCCTTTCTGGTGGTTTCAGATTAACGGATGTAACACCAATCCAAGCATACATGCAGCCAGAAAGGTGATTGAAATGCATAAGTCACAGAGGGTTTATTATTACGAGGAGTAGCCATTGAAACAGGTCTATCACCTAATAGACCAGAGCCGCAAGAACAACGCCATCAGCTTTATCCAGCAACTTCCCATCGATACACAGAAGCCACTCGTCGTAACCATCCAAGAACGCACCCGCAACCTTGAGCAGAACGCAAGGCTATGGGCTACCCTGCGCGACATAAGTGAGCAGGTCGTTTGGTATGGGCGAAAGATGGACTCTGAATGCTGGAAGCACGTATTCACCGCCGCATTGACGCGACAAGAAACGGTGCCTGGTATTGATGGTGGTTTTGTGGTTCTCGGTCAGTCTACGAGCAGGATGACGGTTCGAGAGATGAGCGCATTAATCGAGCTAATGAACGCATTTGGAGCAGAGCATGGGGTTAGTTGGAGTGAGGAATCCCAGCAGGCTATCGAATGGGCTAACAGATGGGGTAACGCACATGACAACACGAAAAATAATCAGTGACTATTTTAAAAATCACAACAGAGCGACATTCAAACAGCTCCGTCTGTATTGCGACAGTGTAGGTTGGGAGGGTCGAAATGTTGCATTTGCTATTAACGATATGATTAAGCGCGGCGAACTGTCTCGGACTGGAAATAAAGGTTCGTATCAGTACGCGCCAGCAGGCGATTTGAAAGAGGCAATCCGGCTGGGTCGTCCGGTTAAGGCCACTCCGCCGCGCATTCCGATGAATTCAGCTATCCAGAGATTCGACCAGTTATTGCGGGGTGTGCGGGGATGAATAAATTTAAAATGGGAACAATTATTTGCTTATGCGATTACACAGGAATAATGGCAGCGCCGTGGGTCGATGCTGGTTATCACGCGGCTCTGGTAGACCCGCAGCATCAAGAAGGCGTTCATACTGATGGGAACATAACGCGCATTGGTCATGTTATTGACCACCCCGTAACGTGGGATTACCTACGTAGTCTCAATGATGTGGTCTTTGTTGCGGGATTCCCTCCATGTACTGACGTGGCTGTGAGCGGCGCTGCGCACTTCGAATCAAAACGAAATGCAGATCCTCACTTTCAAGCTAAAGCGGCACTGATTGCCGAGCAGTGCCGGATTGTCGGAATGATGGCCGGATCGCCATGGTTTTTCGAAAACCCCGTTAGCGTGTTCAGTAGCATATTCGGCCGGCCTGACTACACGTTCAATCCGTATGAGTACGGCGGCTATCTTCCGCATGACGACGAGCATCCTGAATATCCGCAATACATTGCACCGCGTGACGCATATCCGAAAAAGACCTGCCTGTGGACGGGGGGGGGCTTCGTTATGCCGGAAAGACGCACTGTTGAGTTTAACGGCGGCTACTCGGATCAGCACAAAAAATTGGGGGGAAAATCAGACAGGACAAAAAACATCCGCAGCGCTACGCCACGCGGTTTCGCAAAAGCCGTTTACCTGGCTAACGCTCCGCATTTGAGAGAAGCAGAGAATGAGCAGGCAGCGTAGCCCCACACAAAAAGCGTTAGACAATCTGATATTCCAGCCAACCCGCCGCAGTAGAAACAAGCCAATAAAAATCCCGCCAGCCAGCCAAGTGACGACATTCGATTATGTCCACGGCCTGCTAACGCGGAGATTTGACCGAATGAGGGGGAGACGTGTTAACGCAAGATGAAATAGCAGCATATCAAAAATCCTGCATTCAGCGTGCATGCGTAGTCGGATACGAGGGTCAATCACTATGCGCTAATTGCAATGCTGATTTGATTGATGACGAGACGCATGTTTGTGCTGAGTGCGCAAAGTTGCGTTTAGAGATTGAAGTAACTGAGAGAGTGAGGAGCGAAGATAATGGCTAATTTACGTAAAGAGGCGAAAGGGCGCGAGTGCCAGGTACGGTTGCCAGGAATCTGCAACGGCAACGCTGAAACCGTAGTGCTGGCGCATTACCGGATGTCAGGCATTTGCGGCACCGGAATGAAGCCTGACGACATTTTCGGGGCTTGGACATGCTCATCATGCCATGACGAGATAGACCGCCGTACACGTCTTACAGATGCTGATAGCGCACACCTTGCGCACCTTGAGGGCGTAATCAGGACGCAGGCTGTTTTACTGGCAGAGGGGAAGATACGGCGATGACTGAATATCACCTCAAATTGCCGTGGCCGCCAAGCCTAAACACATACTGGCGACACGCACGGCACAGGCATTACATCAGCGAGAAAGGCACAGAATACCGACAAAGCATCATCCAGATAATCCAGCAGTAAAACCTCGATATCAACACTCCCGCAAGACTGAAAATTTCCATCATCGCCAACGCTCCAGACAAACGACGCCGTGACCTCGACAACCTGCAAAAGGCGGTTTTCGATTCGCTCACGCACGCCGGATTCATGCTGGATGACGAGCAGATAGACGATTTCAGGGTAAGGCGAGGGGATCGGGTAAAAGGCGGGAGTCTGGATATCGTCATCACTGAATTGGAGGTCGCATGATTTGCAAAATCGATGGTTGCAACAAGCCGGCTCAATACAAAGCGGAAAGAATATGCCAAATGCATTATTTCAGGCGCATGCGAACAGGATCATTTGGATTGCGAGAAAAAGGCAGGGCTGAAAGAACTCACAATTCTGCTGGGTACCAGATGATAACAATCCCCGGCCATCCATTAGAAATGGCTAACGGATACACCTATGAACATCGCGCCGTGGTTTATGCCCGTTACGGCGAAACCCTTCCTCCGTGCGAAATTTGCGGACGAAGTTTGACATGGTCTACAGCACACATTGATCACATTGATGAGGTTGTTACCAACAACGAGGTATCAAATCTTAGGCCGCTTTGCCATACGTGCAATACGCGCAGAGGGAGAGACAAAATACCGGAATACATGCGCAAGGGAAGAATAGCGGTCACATATGATGGAGAAACGAAAACACCGAACGAGTGGGCAAGAGACCCCAGAATATCTGTTAGCGGGGCATCAATAAAGCGTAGAAAACGCCAAGGGATGAGTGATTACGACAGCCTATTCTCCCCCAAAATAACTCACAACGGGAAGTTACCCGTCAAAAAGCCAACCCCACCGAAATACACACGGAAAAATAGTATTTCCCTTGAGTGGCTGGGGGAGAAAAAGACACCTGCTGAATGGGCGAGAGACCCGCGAGTTTTCGTAAGTGATGGAACGATAAGAAACAGATTCCGATCCGGACTTAGCGTGGAAGAGTGTTTGTTCTCTCCGCCAAATATAGGCGGGTGGCGAGGCGGGATAAAAAATCTGGAGGCAGCATGACACATCAAATCCCAGCATACGCAACATCAGAGTTACTCAGACTCGAACGTGAAATAGCTGAGCATGAGAAAGCCATTGCACTGAAAAACGAGCGGCGGCGGGAAATCATCAACCGGTACTCGCTGAATAAACCTGATGCATGGGAAGAAGAAAAACGCAGAGTCAGGGAAATGAATCTGGCAGACATGAGGGCATCGGCATGATCACTCTGGCAATAGCTATTTACGCATTCATGGCCGGAATGGTGGCGGAATGGATGCACACAATGCTTAAAAAGGCTGGAAAAACGGAATACCCGACGCTTTGCGCTCTCTTCTGGGGCTGCCTGTGGCCGGTGACGCTGTGGAGGATGATTGCATGAAACTCCTTACCTACATCCTCAACCTCTTCACCCCAATAACCCCACATCCAGCACCTACACATATCCAGTCATGGGATGTATCTCTGAAGCGGAGGAAGGCCAAGTGAGACTTGAAAGCGTAGCGAAATTTCACTCACCCAAAAGCCCGATGATGAGCGATTCACCTCGGGCCACTGCTTCTGATTCTTTATCTGGTACTGATGTGATGGCAGCTATGGGGATGGCGCAATCACAAGCGGGTTTCGGAATGGCTGCGTTCTGTGGGAAGCATGACCTCAGCCAAAACGACAAACAACGTGCTATCGAACTACTAACGCAATTTGCTATTCGCATATCGGGGAAATATCGCGGCGTAGCAAAACTTGAGGGGAATATTAAAAGAAGAGTTGTGCAAGTGCTCGCAACGTTTGCGTATGCTGACTATTGCCGATCAGCGGCGGGGAAAAAAGAATGCCCAGCGTGCGCCGGTAAGGGGTTAATCCCCCAAAAGGGGAAGGCGGTTAAGACGCATTATTCAATGCGCCTTCCGCAGTGGGCGAAAGACCTAGGACAGAGTCCATCTGATTTTCATCGGGAGCGAGAAATTGAGGAGGTGAACAGTATTCTGTGTAAAAAATGCAACGGAAAGGGAGTGGTAAGCACTGCCTGTAGGGACTGTAACGGTACGGGTCGGGCGATGGATATTGTTAAAACAGAGTTGTACGGCAGGCCAGTCGAGAAAGATTGTGGTCGATGTAGTGGCGTAGGTTATTCCAGAATGCCCGCAAGTGCTGCTTACAGGGCTGTGAGCGCGTTCATTCCAGATCTTACTCAGCCTACATGGTCACGCACGATAAAACCGCTATACGATGCTCTGGTGGTGCAATGCCACAAAGAGGAATCAATCGCAGATAACGAACTGGCTAAAGTCACTCGATAGCGACACGATTGCCACGGATGGCGACATTTTACAAGCATGATGTTGACAAAGTGAATAAGGTTGGGTAAATTTGACTCTAACACTATAAATCCGTCTATTGTTACGGTAGGTGACACCAATTCAAGCCCTTGCAGAAATGCAGGGGCTTTTGCTTTATGGGAGCGGCGGGATCTCTCGGCGTACTGAACTGAGACGGATTTTATTATCGTCATTAGTGCTCACGAACCACTCTGATTTAATCCATTTGTTAACGGCCTGCGCATCAACCTTCATGTGCCGAGCGAATGCAGCTTTATTGCCGTTGAAATGTTTATCGATGAATTCAGTTAGCTGCATTCTTTTTTTCTTCCTCTTTTTTCCGGCTTTAGATGTGAAATGTCGTCGCCTGGCTGTATTCCGAGTCGTTTCATTTTTGCGTAAAGAGTGTTGTATGATGAGTATCCGAGCAAAATGCTCGCATCTTTAGCGCCAACTACTTCCCCGTTAATGATATACATGTTGGCGGAACGCTCTCCCTTTTCCGTTACCAGATCCCGATATGATTTTCCCACAACCCTCTCTTCGGGCGGGTAGGTTTTTTCGAACGCCTCTATTGTTCTGTTCGTGGATCTGTTGATTAGAACATGAAGTTTTCTCGATATGAGTACTCGGCGCTTACGCTGGAACATCCACAATTCCCAACATGCTCTAAACGTGGGATATCTATCAGCAACGTAAAGCCATTTATCTAACGTGTTGTCATTGACAGCATGAATGCGTTTGAGAACGCCTCTATCAAGCGGAGCGATGCGCAACGCATCAAGATAAGCCTCTTTCTGTTCTTTTTTGTCAGATAATGACATTGCATTACTCTGCGATGATTGCTGGATTAACGATGAGATAGCTAGTGCCGTGCTCGTCGTCCATTTCTACAGCATCGAAACCGAGGTGAGCAGCTACACGACCACGCAGGCGTTGCATTTCCCAGCTATATGCGCCGCCGATGTCGCTATCCAATCGGGGTGATAAACGTTCAGCGAATTCCTCACCCTGATTTTTGTCCCAAATGATATGATCGGCTATTGATTCAACGTCATGAGTGCCCAGTTCAGCACGAAGAAACTCGTAAACCTCTTCAAATCGAGCGTCTAGATCGCGAGACTCAGCGATATTTTCATCGTCAACGTAATATGAGAACACGTTTCCGCCACGACCTGCGTTGCCATGTGACGCAGCAGCATCCCAATCAGCGCTAGCGAAGATTCCATCAAAAACATTTACCTCTACTGTTGCAAATGCACCAATTTTGATGACTGGAGCTGCGTTGCTTGATGAGCCGTGGAACAGTTTCATTTTAAATCCCTCAATCTCGTTTCGACATAAATAATATAGTCAAAAACTGACTATATGACAACATTTATTTTCAACTTTTTTAATCACACACAGCGCCAGCCCCGATGGGGAGGTGAGGCTATGAGAATGGACAAATATTCAAGCGGCACTGCCATCGGCTGGGGTTCGTTTACTGCAATGCTGGGTGCTCTGTCACTCAATGATTGGGCGTTAATTGTAGGCATCATCTGCACACTCGGAACATTCGGTGTGAACTGGTACTACAGACGCAAGGAATTTCAGCGTAGCGCGGAGACATCAAAGTGAACCCGTCGCTGCGCAAAAAGATTGCTGGCGCTGCCGCAGGTGGTGCTATCGCAATCGCAATGGTACTGATTCAGTGGCATGAAGGCGTTCGCTATACCCCGTATTACGATGTTGTTGGCGTGCTCACCGTTTGCTACGGCCACACTGGCCCCGACATCATTCTCGCAAAGAAATACACGCAGGCCGAATGCGATGACCTTCTGGCGAAAGATATTGCACCTGCTGCCGCTGCTGTAGAGAAGGCCGTCAGGGTTCCGATGACCGACATGCGCAAAGCTGCGCTAATCTCCTTCACGTACAACGTGGGTGTTGGCTCTCTGAATCGTTCAACAATGCTGCGCAAACTGAATGCTGGCGACACATCAGAAGCCTGTGACGAGTTGCGGCGATGGAATCGAGCTGGTGGGCAGGTGTGGAGAGGTTTAACAGAACGGCGTGAAGTGGAGCGCGAACTATGCATCCGTTAGTAACACTACATCACGGCGACTGCCTCGCCGTTCTGCGCTCAATGCCGGACAACTCAGTAGACAGTATTGTCACTGATCCGCCGTACGGCCTACGTTTCATGTCTAAAAAATGGGACTACGATGTGCCTTCAGTAGAAATATGGACTGAGTGTCTGCGCGTATTGAAACCGGGTGGTCATTTGCTGTCGTTTGCAGGAACACGCACCCAGCACCGCATGTGCTGTCGCATCGAAGATGCCGGTTTTGAGATTCGGGACATGATCGCGTGGGTGTATGGGTCAGGATTTCCAAAATCTCTCGACGTGAGCAAAGCAATTGATAAAGCGGCTGGCGTAACGCGCGAGACCGTTGGTTTCGACGAGAAGAAATTGAGACCTAACCGTATAAATCGAGGACTTGTAAACTCAGCGGGTGGTAGCGGATATCATGCTGATAACGGCGCTACAGTAACCGCGCCCACTACACACGAAGCAAAACAATGGCACGGATGGGGGACGGCACTTAAACCGGCGCTGGAGCCGATCACCGTCGCACGCAAGCCATTCAAAGGCACCGTGGCTGCTAATGTGCTGGCGCATGGTACTGGAGCGCTGAATATTGATGGGTGCCGCGTAGGAATGGAAGGGTCGCGGACGAACAGCAGCAAACCTCGCGCCGAGAGGAACGGGTTTAACAAAGGTTTCGTTGATGGAACTGAAACAATCGTGCGCGACCAAGGCCGCTGGCCTGCCAACCTGATTCACGATGGCAGCGACGAGGTTCTTTCCGCTTTCCCTGAAGCCAAAGGTCAGCAGGGCGCGCTGACTGGCAATGAGCTGAGCGGGGAGATGGGTTCCGCTAACTGCTACGGGAAGATGGATCGCCGTCATGAATCAACACCGCGCATAGAGGACGATAAAAGCGCGGCCCGGTTCTTCTACTGCGCGAAGATCAGCCGTAAAGATCGAAACGAAGGTCTGTCTGACCCTGGTCCTCAGTTCCAGCACGGGGCCACCCTGCGCAAGGTTGAGAATACAGCTACCACCGGCAACAACCACCCTACCGTTAAGCCTACCGAGCTGATGGCCTATCTGTGCAGGCTGGTTACTCCTCCTGGCGGCGTAGTTCTCGACCCGTTCATGGGTAGCGGTAGCACCGGCAAAGCGGCGATGCTGGAAGGCTTTCAGTTCATCGGCATTGAGCGTGAATCTGAATACGTTGAGATAGCGCGTGCTCGTATAGCTGAAGCACAGAAAAAGGCGGATGCAGCATGAAAATCCTACCGTCATGGACAATCGCTGGTGTTGCGCTGGTGGCTGGTATTGCTATCGGCTGGTACGTTCAGGGGCTGCGCTGGGATGCTGATGCTGCGGAACGTGACAGCAATGTATCTGCTGCAAACGAACAGCGCGCCGAAACGATAACGTCAAACTTCATCACATCTATGCGCATCATCAACACAATCACGCGAGCCAATGCAGATGCAAAACAGCGGATACAGAACGAATCTGAGACGCGCATTGTTTATATACGTCAATCGCTATCTGGTGAGAGATGTGCTGCTAATCATGTTCCTGCTGACGTGGTTAACCGGCTGCGCGAGCACGCGGACAGAATACGTGCCAGCTCCAGTAGTGCCGATTCCCACCGAATTGCTGATTGACTGCATCGTACCGGAAATTCCTTATCAGATGACGTACGGCGATAGCGTTGAACTGAATGAACGCCTGCTGACCGTCATTGAGAAGTGTAACGCCGATAAGGGAGCGATACGCCAAATCGAATTAAACCGAGCCTCGCAATAGCGGGGCTTTTTACTAAGGGGATATTATGTCTTTCAAGTTTCAGCTTAATCAGGTTGTAGAAATCGGAATTAGTGGCGAAGTAGGCCATGTAAAAGGTCGCGCTGAGTATTCAGGGCACATCAACGGCTATCAGGTGCATTACAAATCGGCTGATGGTCGTGCGCAGGAAAAGTGGTTTGATGAAGATGATATCGTTGCGGTGGAAGATGAGCGATCACCTGGTATGCCAGTGTTCTGTGTAAACGCTGATGACATTCCTGCTGGCGCAGTGATTGAAGGTTAAGGCATTACAGCAGGCATTCACTGAGTGCCTGTGATAATGCTGAATAGGGTTACGAGGTAACTATGACTAAAAATGATGGCGTTCTTGTTTACGAGTCTGACCTGAGCGATTTTGATTTACGCCAGCACTCACTAGACATAGAAACGCCCGTTCGCATTGAGCACGAAACCCCAATAGGTCGCATACGACACGTTTATAAAAACGGCATTCAGATATGCCGATACATGAAAAGAACAGACTAGCCGCCCATTGAGGCGGTTTTTTGTTACATAAGGATCAGTCATGGCAAAGCCGGATATGGAGTCTATCAAGCGCGATTACTGTGCCGGCGAACTCTCTATTCAGAAAGTTGCCGACAGGCACGGAATAGCAAAGTCCACGTTAATCGACATGGCGAAAAAATCTAAATGGGTTCGCCAGAAAAAGCCGACCAAAAAACCCGACCAAACCAACCAAAAACCCCGACCAAAAAAAACGGTCGGACGGTCTGACGGTCGGACGGATTTGCAGCCATCAAAATCAATTCCTCAAATTGAAAATCAAATTGATTCGAATTGTCCGTCAATTGAAAGTGTGGGCGATGACTGGACGCTAAACCCTGATGAATACGGGATTAACGACATGCAGGCTCGTTTCGTGAATGAGTACCTTAGAGACTTAAACCGAGTAGCCGCATACAAGCGGGCTGGGTACAAATGTGAAGGGCAACAGGCTTACGCCGCGGCATCGATCCTTTATAGAAATTTAAAGGTTAGCCGAGCCATTCGAGATGCTTTGGACGCGAGAGAACGCCGCACTCAAATCACCCAAGATGGCGTGTTGAAAATGTGGTGGGAGATTGCGACCGCTGACGCTAACCAGATTACTGAATTGCGCCGCTTGTGTTGCCGTCACTGCTGGGGATTTGGTTTCCAGTACCAGTGGCAAGATGCGGTAGAGTTCGAAGAAGCCAGACTAAAGGCGGTGGAAAGCAAAAAACGTGAGCCGTTGGATAATGGCGGCTACGGCTTTGACGCTCAGCTCGATCCTAATCCTGAATGCCCGCGTTGTAACGGTATGGGCGTTAGTCGGTCACATTTTCATGACACGCGGGATTTACGCGGCGCAGCTCGTCGCCTGTACGCTGGTGTGAAAGAAGGTAAGTTCGGCTTGGAGGTCATCACACGCAATCAGGATGACGCTCTGAAAATGGTTGCTCAACATCTGGGCATGCTGAAAAACCGAACAGAGCTAACGGGTGCTGATGGTGGTCCGATCAATCAGGTGAATTACACGCCGGAGGATTACGCAAAGGCGCAGACGGCGTTAGAAAATCAACTCCCTGATTTGGATTGATTGCGGCAGAGAAAACACAGGAAAAAATCGGTTTCATCTGTCGTTTTGTTCGAACTGCAATAGCGGCGTTTTGTTATCAAAATGTTGCTGTCGAAAAACCTCATTTATTACCGAGAAAACTATCACTTTTAACGCTTTCGTGGCGATTTTGGCGCGAGCGCCGATCGCGTGGTGCGCAAAACCTACAATATGTTAAATAGCCCCCCAAAACGGGTAAAAATCGGGATTGGAGAAATGTCACAGTTAATCGAATGGGAAAACCTGAATTTTCCCGATCGGGTGGCACTGAAATCGAAATCGGAAAAATCATTCCTCAATTTCACCCGTATTTGGTTTGAGATGTTGCAGGGCGATCGCTTGCTGGTGAACTGGCATCACAAAATGATGGCCAGCAAGATTGATGACCTGATATTCGGTCTGATGCAACCGCGAAACCTGATTATCAACGTACCGCCTGGCGGGACTAAAACCGAGTTCGTATCTATCCATGCAGCAGCGTACATCAACATGCTGGTGCAGACTGGCAAGCTACGCCGATTTCGTAATCTGAATGTTTCCTTTGCTGACACGCTGGTAAAGCGTAACTCGCGCCGCACGCGTGACATCATCGCGAGCCCTGAATATCAATCGCTGTGGCCGTGCAAGTTTGGTGTTAATCAGGCCGAAGAATGGCAGGTCATCAATGGCCGAGGGCGCACAGTCGGTGAGACAGTCTCTCGATCCAGTGGCGGGCAGATTACAGGCGGTCGTGGCGGTTATCCCGGTCCCGATTTTTCCGGCTTCGTTTGTCTCGATGACTACAACAAACCGGAAGATATGTTTTCCGGTACCAAACGTGAGAACGCCAACCGCCTGCTAGTGAACACCATTCGTTCACGCCGCGGCGATAAATCGAAAGACCACCCGTCGCCGTTCGTCAGCATTCAGCAGCGGTTACACACTAACGACGCAACCGGATTCATGCTATCTGGCGGAATGGGGGTTGATTTCCATCACGTCACAATCCCCGCGCTGGTTAGCGAAGAGTACATCGATTCGCTTCCGGAGCCGTGGCGGTCGCTGTGTTGGTTCTCCGTTAAGAACACCGAGAGCGTTGTTGTCGGTGGCGTTCGTTACTGGTCGTACTGGCCTGTAAACGAATACGTCGGCGACCTGATGCGGCTGTGGGAGCGTGATGAATACACGTTCCTGTCTCAATACATGCAACGTCCGCGAGCGCTTACTGGTGGGCTGATTGATACTGACTGGTTCAAGCGTTACACGCATCTGCCGCAACTCACGCACCGTGCCGTCTATGTCGATACGAACAGCGGGAAAGTTGAGGATTTCAACGACTATACCGTTTTTACGCTGGTGGGCGTGGGTATTGACGGAAACCTCTACATCATCGACAGCGTACGCGGAAAGTGGGACCCCGAAGATCTGCTAAAAACGGCGATTGAGTTGTGGGAGAAATGGCGACCATTCGATCGCAAGCGCCCCGCACCACTGCGGCACATGGGGATTGAGGATAAGCAGGCGGGGCAAGGCCTAATCACCACGCTGAAAAAGCGCAAATCGCTCCCCGTTTTGGAAATCCCGCGCGGCGCGGGACAAAACAAGCTAATCCGATGTCTGAACACGGTCCCTCAAATCAAAACGGGAACGGTGTTCATTCCCGCTCTGATAACCGATGACGGGCAGAGAGTCGACCAGGTTTATTACGCAGATGGAACAGTGGCCGCACGAACTGATTGGGTTATGCCGGCACTCGCCGAATGCGCGGATTTCTCCGCAGATGACAGCCACAAAAACGACGACATTCTCGATACGTTCATGGACGCGATCGAGATCGAATTAATTTCCGGCGCTAGTGCCGGGTGGGGATGGGTTGAATAATGACCGAAAAAATACGCGTTCGCGCAACAACTGACGGTCTGCGTGTAACCACTGACGGCCTAGCTAACGTCATGACGGGGATGGGTACTGGTCGCGACCGTAGAATGTTTAATCGGTTCATGTTCGGTGTGATGCAGGATTTTGCAGAGCTAGAGGCCGCATATGTCGAAAACTGGATTGCGAGGGCGATTATTGATTTCCCTGTAGACGATGCAACGCGGGAGTGGAGGGAGTTCTCATCTGATAATTCCACAGCTATCAGAGACGCAGAGAAGCGCTACAACCTCCAGTCTGTGACACAAGAAGCGTTTAAGTGGGCTGGTGTTTATGGCGGCGCTGGCGTGCTGATGATTACCGATCAGCCGTTCGATAAACCCCTGAATGTGGAAAAAATAAAGAAGGGCTCGCTCAAAAGATTACTTGTGCTGGATCGCATGTTCATCAATGGACAGGCGTTCAACGTCACTAATCCGCTGGCATCAAATTACATGCTGCCCGACTACTACGTTGTGAACGGCGGTACCCAGCAAATACATCACAGTCATTTCGTGCCAGCCCCCGGAGCTCCACTGCCAATGCGCTGGCGCATGATTAACTCGGGTTGGGATGACAGCCGATTACGGCGTTGTCTTGAGGATATTAAAGATGCTGTTTCGGCAAAGTCGGGCGTAGCAGCGTTAATCCAGGAGGCAAATATCGATGTTATCAACCGAGCGAATTTAGCCAACGATTTATCATCAGGTGATATGGATGATGCTATCGCGAAACGGTACAACATTTTCGGCATGATGAAATCGCTGTATCGCCTAGCGCTTCTTGATAAGGATGAGGAGTTGGATCGCAAGCAGTTATCGTTCGGTGGACTGGGTGAAATTCTGTCGTCTCTCATGGAATGGACATCTGGTGCGGCAGGTATCCCAATGACGCGATTGTTTGGCGTTCAATCTAAGGGGTTGGGTGACAGTGGACAGGGAGACATGAATAACTACTACAACACAATTCGGGGCGGGCAAGAATCGCAATACCGCCCGTTTCTAAAACGGATTGATGAAGTCCTGATAAGGTCAGCATTGGGCGTCATGCCTGATGGCCTAGATTTTGAATTTGCACCACTTTCACAACCTACTGATACCGAGTTATCAGCGCAGCGACTCGCAGATGCGCAAGCTGATGAAATTCGACTAGATCAGCGTGTTGTCAGGCCGTCCCAAGTGGCGAGGAAACTAATGGAGCAGGGCGTTTATGGTCTCTCTGAATCTGATATCACCAACCTCGAATCTGACGAAAAATCAGAGCGGGACGGTGATTACGAATTCCGGCTTGCAGAATTTGCAGGAGCTGATGGCAAAAACGCCAATACGCCGCCGAGCGCCAATCCGGCCAGTCAGGCAGAATGACGATGCCGAGCGGTTTTATCGGGCGCAACTGCGCGACATTGTTCGGCAAATGGCGCAGGCGGTTGATGAGGCGCTGATTCCGGTACTGCGTCGTTACTACACAGCAGACAGCTATCTAACCGACATTCTGAACGAGGCCATTCGGCAGGCGTCAGAGCGATTCATGAATACGGCGTTTCAGCGCAACGCTGAGCGGCTGTCTCAACGCGTCGTTAGTCGTGCCGAGTCGGACAGTTCAGAGGCGTTTGTTGAGCAGATAAACCGAGCTATCGGCATTGATATGACCGCGCTGATGGTTAACGAAAATCTGGTCAATTACGTTGATGCGTCAATAGAGAGCAATGTTGCGCTGATTAAGTCGCTGTCATCGGATTATTTTGAAGATATCCAGATGCAGGTGTTTGACGGCATCCTGCGCGGTGATTCGCTCACGACGATTGTTCGTAATCTGCAACACAGTACGGGAACCGCATACAACCGCGCACATCTGATAGCGCGTGACCAGACGGCAAAAATTCAGGCTGATATAACAAGCGCCCGCCAGCAGAACGCGGGTATTGATCGCTTTCGTTGGTCTACGTCGCAAGACGTGCGTGTGAGCGGAAACCCCGCAGGGAAATATCCCCTCGCAAAAATATCGTGTTTCGCTATCTCACGGATAGATGTTGGCATGGGTGCCGGTGTTTATCTTTGGTCGCGTGGTGCGAAATATAACGGTCAAACTGACCTATTCCCCGGCAGGGCGCACATCGGATGCCGCTGCCATGCCATCCCACAAATCAAAGGTCTCGACTACTGAGGACTAATCATGCGGATCACTATTCGTGACCGCGTGGCGTTTCCCGTTCCATCCCAGCGAGAAATCACACCCGAAGGCTACCTAAAGGTTCCCGGGCGAGTTGCTCGCGTCGGTATCCAGCAATATCTGGCGTCCGAGTTGGGATTAACGGACAGGCCACCTGGTCAGATCGTTAATGTTTATCGCCCACCTGAGGAGGTTTTTAAACCCAGTAGCTTAGCGAGCTACGACAACATGGACGTCACTATAGATCACCCCGATGACCTAGTGGACTCCACGACGTTCAAGGAGGTGACGGCTGGTCATGCAATATCGTCCGGTCGGCAGGATGGTGATTTTGTCGTCGTTGATTTGCTGATTAAAGACCAGCGCGCGATCGATGAGATCGACGCTGGTAAAGCTGAACTATCAGCCGGTTATACATCCGAGTATGACGAAACGCCCGGCACTGCACCGGATGGTACGCCATACGAATTCATTCAACGTGACATCAAAATTAACCACATCGCGTTATGTGACCAAGCTCGCGCCGGACACAAGGCGCGATTATTCGATGCTAAACCAACGGGAGAAAACCCCATGCCATTTAAAGTTGTGCTGGATTCTGGCGTCCACGCGACGGTTGCAGAAGAGGCAACCGCTCAACTGATTCAGGCCAGCTTTGACAGCCTGAAAAAGCGCGTAAAGGACGCCGAGGAAGAGAAAGAAAAAGCCGAGGCGGCGAAAGACCAGACGGAAGAGGAGTTGGAGAAGGAAAAGGCCAAATCTGACGCGAAAGATGAAGAGATCGAAGAACTGAAGGGGAAAACCTCCGAAGACTCGATTTCGAAGCTGATCGCCGAGGTCGTGTCTGTCCGTGATTCTGCTGCGAAAATCGCGGGTGATAAATTTTCCTGTGATTCACTCGATCCGATGAAAATCCGGCGTGCAGCACTGGATTCCATGGGCATCAAATGCAAACAGGGGTCATGGGATAAGGCCTCTGACGCCTATGTGTTGGCCTATTTTGACGCGGAAGAGGAGCGCAAAGAAAACGAAGATGAAGAAGAGGAAGAGAATAAAAATTCTAACGATTCTCTGAATGGCTTCACTCGCGATATGAAAAAAGCCAAAACAGGCGGCGGGCAGGCAACGCGCGATAGCGTTCGTAATTCATGGCTTGATAAACGTTATGGTACGCAGGAGGGCAAATAATCATGGCTATTGCTCAAGATAGTTTTTCGCTTTATCGCGGTAACGCGTATGAGGGGCAGATTTCGACGACTGATGTTGTTGAGGTTGTGTCCCGAAAAGTGGAAACGGCGCTGGTTCAGTTTGGTCGCGCCGTGATCCGTGGTACTGAGAAACGTAGTTGTGCGCCAGTTGGTGCGACTACGACCGCCGCCGACATCATCGGTTTCTCTGTTCGCTCAATGGCGACATCAAGCCCGACCCCGCCAGCTAATCCAGCTAATTACGTCACCGGTTATGCCGTTGATAGCGTCGCATCTATTTTGCGTCACGGCGGCATGTTTGCGCTGTGCGTAGACGGTGCGGATGCAGGGGAAGCTGTCAGCATAATTCTAACCGCTGGTGAAAATCAGGGGCGTCTGACGACTGGCTCGGGCGCGGGTCTGCTGGCTCTCAATCAGGTTAAGTGGATTGAGGATGTCGCAGCTGGTGAAGTGGGTGAAATTCGCGTTGACGGCATTTTGAACGTAAGCGCATAAGAAAGGAAAATTGACATGCCAAAGAGCGTATTTGACGTTAGCCCAGTATCTGCGCTGTCGTTTTTAGTTAATCAAGCTGCGCACATCGAAGCGGAGATTTACCGCATCGAGTATCCGCAGTTTAAATACGGCACGTTGTTGCCGCTGGATAACAGCGCACCCGACTGGGCAGAGGCGGTGATGTTCCGCTCTATCGATTCACGCGGTGAGTTGCAATTGTTCGGTCCGAACTCTACCGATGTGCCAACTGTAGACATCGCGATGAGTCAGGGACTGAAAAACATCGATACTGCTGCGCTGGGCTACACGTATTCGATTCAGGAAATCGGATTTGCAATGCTAAACAACGTCAATCTGGATGCTGAGCGCGGTCAGGCGGTACGTGATGTTGTTGAGCAGGGGCTGAATAAAATCTACCTGCTGGGTGACAAGGGCGTCGGTGAGGGGCTATATACCAGCCCGAATGTGTCTGTTGAAGCGGCAGCGTCGACCCTTGTTGCGCTGGTGGCTGCTATCCCGACGAACGGCACGCAGCCAATTATCGATTTCTTCGGCAACGCGTATAACACCGTTTATCTGGATAATACGCTGACCGTTCATCGACCTAATACGTTTGTGCTTCCGCCTGCGCAGTTCCAGTTACTGGCGCGTACGCTGCTATCTGCCCAGAACGCATCTAACGTAACCTTATTGCAGTTCCTGCGTACTAACTTCCCTGACATCACGTTTGAAGATGACATCCTGCTGAAAGGTGCGGGTGTCGCTGGTGCGGATCGTATGGCGGTGTACAAGAAAGAGATCCGCGTCGTTAAGGGGCATGACGTCATGCCGCTGCGCTTCCTTGCTCCTGCCACGGCGGATAACGTGAACTTCAAAGTTCCGGCAATCCTGCGTACTGGTGGTACTGAGTGGCGCATTCCAAAGGCTGGCCACTATGTCGATGGGGTATAAAATGGCTGAATTATTCAATACGCATACCGCTCCTGTAACTGTCACTGATGCTGTTACGGGGCAGCGCATCACTATCCAGCGCGGACACTCTGCGCTGGTGTCCGGTGATTTTCGCGACCACTTGTTTGTTAAGTCCGGCATGATTCGTGCCGAACATGACGAATCCGACACCAAGCGTCTACTGGCAAGTAAGCCAGACTCTGGCGGTGATGGCGGTGAACTGGATAAAAACGCGTTGCGTGAGCAGTATGAATCTCTGCTCGGGAAAAAAGCCCCGTCAGCAGCTAGCGCGGAGACACTGCAAAAGGCCATTGATGAGGCTCTGGCAAGTAAGCCAGACTCTGGCGGTGATAACACTGGAAACGAATAAACCCCGCCAAATTGACGGGGTTTTGCTTTATGGGGGTAATGATGGAAATCACAGCGCAAATCGTTGTCGATTTTCGCGCTTATTACCCCGAATTCAGCGACGAAACAACGTGGCCGGATTCAGGGGTAATCACTGCACTCGCCGAGGGCGACGCGGAAACGGGTAAACGCTGGGGGCGATATCCAAATGGGCAGGTGGTCAGCATCAAAAAGCGCGGCATGTTTGCGTTTGCTGCACACAAACTGGTTATGCGCCAGCGTTCTGCTGGTGGTGATGTTGGTGCTGCATATGCAATTTCCGGTAAATCGGTTGGGGATGAATCCACATCGTTTGCTGTGCCATCTGTGACCATGGATGATTTAACGATTAACGGTGATTTGCCGCTTACGACCTACGGTGTTGAGTTTATGCGCCTGCGTCGTCGTGCAGGCACTGGCGGGATGATGATATGAGAATCAATGCTGAGACGCGTGGTGGTAATAAAATTGCGCAGAGACTAAAGCAGATTCAAGATCGCGTTATGGCGAAACGCCGCGTTCTTGTCGGTCTGCCTGCGGGATCTGGTAATTATGAAGACGGTGCACCGATAGCCGTCATCGGAGCCGTTCAGGAGTTTGGCTCCGCTGATGGCCGTGTGCCAGAGCGTTCATTTCTCCGTGTTCCGATTCGTCAGAATCAGGACAGCATCAAAAAGGCATTTCGCGCACTAACTGGCGCGGTTACACGCGGAGAAATCACCGCGTTTCAAATGCTCGACCAGATCGGAGCCCGCGCCGCTGGGTTCTGTCAGGAAGCGATTGAGGCAGGCATTCAACCCGCTAACGCCGATTCAACAATTGAGGCTAAAGGCAGCTCGACGCCCCTTATCAATCACGGTTTATTAAAGGGCAAAATTACACACGTTGTAGAGGATTGATTATGGCATTAGGTAACGGTCTGGATATGAACGGCCATGTCGATTCGACGTTTAATTCTCCCATTTATGGTGGCGTGCGGATAATTCGTGCTGGCACTGGTGGCTACACCGGACCGGGTGGGCGCTATGAAGAAACGACCCCCAGCGAAACGATCCCCCTCACGCGCGTTAACGTCCAGCCAGCGAAATGGAAAGACATTCAGATGCTGATAGGGATGGGTGGTACCGCTAACCCGCAGGATGCGCGAGTGGTGCATATCAATGACGGCGTTAATTATCTCTACCCGGATGATAACGGCAAATTTGCTGATTTGCTGGAATTCAGTGACGGGCAGGCGGTGCGCCAATGGCGTGTTATGTCGTGCGACAACCGGCCGTGGCGTAATTTCTGCCGCGCCGTTGTTGAGCGGTACCGAGGTGCTGGCTAATGGAGAATATCAGCGAACTGTACGATGTGTTTCAGCAACTGGTATCTCTGACGTCCGGCGTTGAAACGGTAATCCTTGCCGATCAGGGACGTGATGCACCAACCGGCCTGTACGCAACATACAAACCGATCCCGATTCGCGCTTACGGGTGGTCGCAGCGGCGGAGTGAGTTAACCCCTGCAACGGAAGATGCCGATCCCGCACTGGGGCAGTGGCAGGATTTACGCGAAACCGTGGCCACATCGATGGAGTTCATTTTATCCGTGAACATCATCAACGAAGGTGCGGAAAGCGCAATCATGCGATTGCATAACGCCAATTTCCGTCAGCCCGTCAGTGAATTCCTTTACCGCAATGAAATAGCCTGGCGACACGTCAGCACATGCCGAAACCTCACCGGAATTTTGCAGGCAGGTATACAGCCGCGCTGGCAGGCCGACATCCACATGTTCATCGAACACACCGTTTCATACGAGCTACTGCGTGCCGCAGGGTTCGATATTCAATTAACTAACGAGGGGTAAATATCCCGATGGCTTATCCAGTTGATAACATCATCCCTGTCAATGTGCTGCTAACGCCAGCGGGACTGGGGTATGCCGACTTTTCCAGTGCGATAGTGTTTGCTGATGCGGCGGATTTAGCCGATGAGGTTACGTTTGCTGTCGATACGTTCCGCGATTATGGCTCGGTAACCGATGTGGCTGCTGATTTTAAAACGGACAGCGACATTTACCGCATTGCTACGCGCTATTTCGCCAATATCCCGAAACCGCCAACCATCACCGTGTGGATGAAAAACGCGGACGATACGCTGCTGGAAATCATCAACAGCGCTAACGATCGCATTTGGCGCTATCACTATTTCCTCAAGAACGCCGATGTGACGGCGGCAATTCTGCCGGATTTATCGGACTGGTCGGATGCCGCAAGCCACCCGCTATGGTTCACGTTTAGCGCGGATAACATTATTGACCAGAACGTTACCGATGATGTGATTTCCGCCCTGAAAGCGAAAGGAAACCGCCATGTGTTCGCGGGGTACAAATCAGCGTCGTCTGTTACCGCTGATGCGTCACAGGCCTACGCAATGGTGCAGTTGGCGGCGGCATTCCATAAATTCCGGCCTACAGGCATCAATACCGCTATCACGGGTGAATATCAGGTGTTACCTGGTGTCAGCGGCGACGATCTGGCCACCAGCGCCTACAACGCACTGAAGGCGAAAAACGCGGTGTTTTTCACTCAGATTGAATTGGCAGGCGAAACCGATAACAGCCGAGTTATCAACAGCAAATCGATGTCGTCATACGGCGAATTTATTGATGATGTGGTTAATCTGGACGTACTGAAAAACCATATTCAGGTAGACGGTTACAACTACATCGCGAATGCAGGTTCTAAGCGAGCCATGACGCCGCGTGATTATGCTGGCCTGCTGTCGGCCGTCTCGGCTACCTGCAAACGGTTCTTCGATAACGGCGTACTGGGTACCGGTTCATACGTCGATCCCGTCGATGGAAAAACGAAGGTTGCGCAGTTCGGTTTTGTGCTGCGCAGCTCGCCTGAGGATGTGCTCGATATGACATCAGCACAGCGTAAGGCGCGTGTTTACCCGCCGACATCAATTCTGGTCATTCTGGCACGTGCTGGTCACGTCGCTGAAATCAACATCAACGTGGAGTAACCACAATGACAATGAAGCGGTATGGCGCTGACGGTGCCAACCTGACGGTATTCGGTATTCCTATCGATGACTTTGGCGATACCGATCCGCCGATCACGATCGAGGATTTGGAGCAACGAGCTACCCTGAAACGCGGTATCGGTAAAACATCGGTACGACTGGATAGTCAAACGCGACCAAAACGCTTAACCATAAGCCTGATCCCCGGCTCCGACCAAGCGCGGCAGATTCTGGCCGTGGAAAAAACGGGCGTAGATGCCACGTTTACGTTTTTCCAGACAGGAACGGCGGAAACCGTGATGGGGTTTGATGGCGTACTGGTTAACCGCGGATCAATGACGCGCGGCGGTAAAACCAGCGTTTCTGATGAAGTTTTCATTCTGGAGTTTGCAGATTCAGAAGAAACTTAATAGTAATCAATTCTATGGGGTTTGTTTGTGGAAGTGATATCAAGAAGTGGAGCTATCTCGAAAGGGATGGCCTTTTACTTTACAGGCAAGCCATGCAAATGGGGCGGGATCGCCCCTCGCAGGGTTAGTAACTACCAATGCACATGCTCAGCCTGTACCAGAGTATCCCTTGAGCGTTCAAATATTCATTATGAGGAAAATAAGACTCATACCCTTGCCTATAAAAAAGAGTGGGCGAAAAGGAATGCGGAATCCATCCGGCAGAAAAAGTCGGAGTATTACCAGAGCAATAGCGACCACATAAAGGCGAAGTCGAAAAGGTACAGGGAAGAGAACGGGCAGAAAGTTAAGGATTGTCAGCGAAGGTGTTACGAGAAAAATGCCGCAGCCGTCTGTGCAAAAACCAGAGTCTACTATCAGGTAAATAAGGGTTCGCGGCGAGCGGCGTACCGGCTGTACTACCAGAGAAACAAGGAATTGATCAAAGCGGCGTCCCGGCGAAGAAGTACTGATAAGCCCGACGAGTGCCGAATCACCGCTGCTGCCTGGCGAGAAAGAAATCGGAATCGCGTTAGGGAATACCAGTCTCGACGTCGGGCAGCGAAACGTAATGCCGTTCCTGTGTGGTTTGGTGAATGGGATGTGTTTGTAATCCAAGAAGCCTACTCCCTGGCAAAAGAGCGTGAGGCGGATACAGGGATAAAGTGGCAAGTTGATCACATGGTCCCGCTTCAAGCTATAAAAGCGAGCGGTTTGCATTGTGCGAGCAATATTCAGGTTATCCCTGAATACCTCAACCTTATGAAGCGTAATCGAATGATTTTAACCGAGCCATTCCAGTGGACTGCGCTCATATACACGCAGGAGATGTAAAATGGGACGTCGTATTGAAATTGAGATTGATGGTGTGCTGTACACAGGCGCTACGCCGTCAGCAAAAGACCAACTGGAAATGTTGCAAATAGCCACCAAAAACAGCGTGCTCCCTGCGCTGGGTGATAATGCATCTGATATGGGGTTAGCCGTCGCGCTTGCCAGCATGGATGCGTTGTCGCTGAATCGCCTAAAAGAGCTGTGCATCAAAAACGGAAAAATGGTGCGTGATGCCGATAGTATCCCTGTCGCCGAAAATCTGTTTCAGGACGCAATCCAAAACTATCTGCTGCTGCTGGGTAAAACCCTGCGGGAAAACATCGGCCCTTTCTGGAAGCTCAGCGCAGGGAGCGAAAACGGCGCAGGCGCAACAGCGACGAACGAGACGACAGCGGCGTAGACTGGTTTCTATGGCGTCCGTGTTTGGGGGCGGGTGATGCCTGCCCACCGTTGGCAAGATGGGCTGATATGCTCGACGGCACGTACACGATTGATGATGTGCAGATCATGCACGCTGTAATTGAAGCTGCGATCGATAGCGTGGAAAAGGCCAGAGAAAAAGAGATTAAACCCGCTTAATTGCGGGTTTTTTATTGCTGGCAATTCCTTATTAAAAACCTATCAGTTGTATTTGCTTTTTCTTTGTTTTTTAAGTTTTCCCCAAATTCAACATATAACCAATTCGACGTGTAGTGATATATGAATTGTTCTCTATCGCTGAGGTAACTCCATTCTCTAAATCCATCATTATGGAAAAATTCGGAAAGAGGTGGTGATTCAAGTGTGGTAGGGACTCCCTTTATCACTAAACCCCTAACTTCAACACGTTTAACATCCTCATCTTTGTAAGCGATGAGCTTAGCTGTGCTTTTCTCTACTTCTGGATAGGATATTCCATTGTGAGTTTTAAGAATTATGTGTTCAACACTGCATGTTGTGGCGTATGGGTAGGCCAACGCTGATCCTTGAAATCCTAAAGCAACCATCGAGATTACTATCTTCTTCATGATCATTCCTTTGTAAAAAAACAAATAAGGCTGAAATATTATGGCTGAAAATGCAGGAACAATCGATTCCCTGTTGGTTTCGCTTGGGCTGGAAACTGATGCTAAATCATTTCAGAAGGGTGCTGACGCCATCAAGGGTGTTACCGATGGGATGTTACAACTAGCCGCGGCGGCGGGTGTTGGGTTGGGTTTTAAGGCTCTAACTCAAGGCGTGGCATCCTCATACAATGAGCTAAAGCGGCTGTCAGACATTACGGGGTTTACAGTTCAGCAGATTCGAGGGCTTGAATTTGCTATGAGACGAATCGGATCTACTAATCCGGTCGCTTCAGGGCAGCGATTGGCGCAACTAATTCCTGATATTGTTCGTCGGCATGAGTTAGGGCAGCTATCTGGTGATGCTTACATGAGTCAAAAATTCCAACCATCAGAGCTGGCGAGGATTTCAAAAACTCAAGGGAACGATGCAGCGACCGAATATTACTTAAATGCCTATGGATCAATGAATACCTCAGAGCGTTCATACATGCGCTCCGGTACTGGTATTTCGGAAAATGACGATATAGCCAGGCTGGGAGAATATGGAGGCAAGTTCTTTCGCGAGAGCATGAATATGTCAAATGCCATGACGCCAGAAATAGATCCTAAGTTGGCGAAAGTTGCTCAGGATTTTAATGATGAAATGGCAAAGTTGGCGCGTAATTTTGAAAACCTCGCCTATTCAATGGGATCGCAATTACTCCCTATCGTTAATAAATTTTTAGAACTGGTAAACGGGTTTATTCATGAAAACCCTGAAATAGCCAGCGCAATGATCGGCGCGGCTGGTGTTGCAGGAACGGTTGGCGCGTTAGGATTTGGTAAAAGAATTTTGGGGCTAGGTGGGGGCGGTGCGGCGGGTGGATCGAGTGGGATGTCATGGTTAAGCCGATTGCTCGTTAACCCAATAACTGCGGGGGCTGTTTCGGCATTTACACCCGGTAACGTTTTCACGTCGTCAGAGGATGCTCGGATGATGGAAAGCCCTGATGCATTTCTGCGTAAAAAATGGGAGCGTGAAAATCCCAGGGTGCCGTATAACGGGCAGTACGGCGGCGTGACACCTTATCAGGCATACCTGAAGCAAAAGGCCGGCAATATTGGCGATGCTCTCAATAACCCACACGCCCGATCATATCTTGATGCGATATCCCGCGCAGAGGGTACGAGCGGGTATATGAATTCTGGTTATCACACAATGTTTGGCGGCGGGCAGATTGCCAGCCTGGCCGATCACCCGCGTCAGTTAAAAGACTTCCAGCAGACGGACGGGACATGGAATAAAACATCGGCGGCAGGTCGTTATCAGTTCACCCAAAAATCATGGGATGAGGCGGCGGCGGCGCTGGGGCTAAATGACTTTTCGCCGCAGAGCCAAGACATGGCCGCATTATGGCTTATTCAGCGGGCGGGGCAGTTGGATAACGTATTGAACGGTGATTTCATGACGGCAACGAATAACCTCGGCGGCGTATGGGCGTCACTGCCGTCTTCGCCTTATGCGCAGCCGAAACGCAGCCAGGCTGAGATGGAGGCGTATTATACGCCGGATTACAACTACCAACGCAGCGCAGCGCCATACAATCCATTAGCGAATAGCTCAGAATCATCACAGCCAGTCAGTATTACGCTGAACAATACCCAGAATATTTCCGGTCTAGGGCTTAATGAGCAACAAGTGCAGGACACTGTAGCGAATGCACTAACCACGGCTGGGGAGAATCTGGAGCGCTCATTTAACAATAATCGGTGGTAATCATGTCAATCGTCGGAGTGTTCGATAAGTCCCGCCCAGAAATCGGCGGGATTTTTTTTGATGCAATATTGGAGGAATCCAGCGAACTGCGGACGGATGTTAGCGAGTATCCGTTAGAGACAGGTCAAACAGCGAATGACAACGCGGTTACTCGGCCGATGACAGTAACGATGACGGTCGCTATATCTGATAACCCAGTAAAGGCGCTAATGGCCGAAGCTGGTCAGTTTTCTGGCATCGCGGGGATCGGCGCTGGTGTTGCAGTTGGCGCGGTCGGTTCGATTCTGGGAGGCGGTGCGGCAGCGCTGGCCGGACTGGCAGCATCTGCTGGCTTGGCGTTCGCCGCGTCAGGGAGCAAACGATCTGAATCGGCGTTGCTGGAAATCCGAAAGCTCCAGGTTGAAAAGTCGATTCTGACGGTTGTCGGTGTTAATTCGTCCTATGACAACATGATCATTACCAATACGCGAGTACAGAAAAACAAACAGAACGAAGGGGGGCAAGAGATTGTCGTCGAAATGCGTTCCCTGCTGATAAAAAACAGAAACGACAGCGCCGCGACAACAAATAGGAATCTCCCCGCTGGCGACTCGGCAGCTACTCAGGGGCAGGCGAATGTTAATTTAGGCGAGGTAACACCGCAATGAAAATAGTCCCCCTCACGCGCGGCCTGGCTGATTTCTCGTTTACGTCAACGCTCAATAACGCAACGCTACGGTTCAATGTGCGCTGGCTCACTCGATACGGTTATTTTGTCGTAGATATTCGTGATGCGATGGGTAATCCGATCACGTTGGGTCGAGGCTTGCACGTTGGCGTCAATTTATTAGCGGGGCTGAATACCGACATCGGCAGATTGGTGCTGGATGGCGAAACACCAACAATGGAAAACCTCGGTGTCACAAACAATCTGAGATGGTACCAAAATGACTAGATTATTCGGGCGAACGTATAACCTCGAAGTGACATCAGCAGAGGGGAATAAATTAACGTGTGAGCCACCGACACAGGTTAAATTTCTGATCACTAATATGCCAATGAATCAGGTCGCCACGGCCATGATTATGATTTACGGCGTGTCTGATCAGTATCGGCAACTGATACAGAAATTTGACGCTGCTCGCCAGCGTTTCGGCACAGTCCGCCTGACTGCCGGATATGAGGAATCGTCTGGGGAAATATTCACTGGGCAGATAAATAGCGTCGAAGTTGGTCGTGATGGTGTGAACGTTTATCTGCGCCTAAATTGCTGGTCTGTGATCTGGGCTGATGCCACTATCGGAAAGACGTGGGGCGAGAAGACACAGGCAATAGAAATACTACAGGACGTGGCGCGATCGTTCGGTCCACCGATAGAAACTGTTGGCGATTTCTCCGACCTGCCGATGTTTAACCATGGCTACACATTACCTCATACATCAAGCAGGAATTTTTTAAACGCTATGAAAGCCGCGTGGCGTTATGACTGGCTGCTGTCGGACACTAAAATCACGCTGATTCGTGATGGAGCCACACGGCCAACAACTTACGAGCTGAATTCAGATAACGGCATGGAGAGTTCCCCGCGCTGGTATAAGAAAGACATGGAGGTTGACGCCCGCCTTAACCACATCATCCAACCTGGCGATCTGATAAAAATCCGTTCTGATTTTTGGACTATCAACTACAGCGGCATGTACAACAGCGGAATAAATGACATGTCTAATATTCAGCGCCGAACCGGTTCATTCAGGGTGCTATCAACGACGCATCAGGGTGATTTCTGGAATGACGACTGGCGTACAACGTTTCGGTGCCAGTGGAGCGCAGCATAATGAAAAGCACGAATCCGCTATTTTCAGCTATTCAATCCGCCAGCATGAACATGATCGGGGATTTGATGGTTGGCATGCCCGGCCATGTTGTGGCATACGACCCAAATAAACAACGCGCTCAGGTCGAATGCGGCATTCAAAGAAGAATGCCTGATGGCGCGATTGAAACCTTATCTGTGTTGATTAACGTTCCTGTGCAATTTTCCGGATCCGCTGATTGGGTTCTGTTTCATGAGTTGCCCGTGGGTACCGAGGGGTATATTCATTTCAGTCAGCGATCTGTTGATGCGTGGCTCGATATGGGCGGTCCGGTACCGCCAACCGGCCCCGAAATGTTCAGCGCTAGTGATGCGTTTTTCTCACCTGGTTACCGATCACTGAAAACGGCTATTCCCAACCTACCAACATCCGGCATGGGCATGAGCAATTATGACGGCTCTGTACGTATTCACCTGACCGATAGCGGCATAACTCTGACGTGCGGCGGCATTTCGTTGACGGTTTCGCCTGAAGGGATAACGCACAGCGGAAAAACAACGCTGGATGGACGGACAGAGGTTACCACTGGTGGCCTGGCTGTTGGTGATATTGAGTTTGATGATCACACTCATGGAGGCGTTGAGCGCGGCAGCGATGTATCAGACCGCCCCCAATAATTATGACACCACATTCACGCCCTGGCATTCGCCGGGGCTTTTTTATGGGCGCTAACCATGATCCGTAATTTTATAGACGGCGACATTGTCACGCACGGCGAACATTTCGCAACGGGAAAAGAGTCCACGCGACAAGGTGTCATCAGGCGGCTGCGGTTGTTTCTCGGTGAATATTTTCTCAATGCCGCAGAGGGGACGCCGTGGTTTCAATCAATTCTCGGTAAAACACAGGCAGACATTGCCGCAGCCAGCATTAAGCAGCGGATCCTGACTGCTCCGGGCGTAATTGGCCTCACTCGATTTGAGTTCAACATCGACCAGACCACGCGAAAAATCACAATTTACGCATCGCTAGTGGACATCAATAACGAACAGTTTGAACTGCTGTTTGATGAGGAAATTATCTGATGGCTGAGATTACCAAAGATGGCGTGAACGGACAGACGTTAAACAGCTATCTTGCTGTGATGCGCCAGCGCTATCTGGATGTCGATGACGGCTGGAATATCAATCCAGAATCGCCGGACGGCCTCGTTATCGCTGCGTGGTGTGAAACGTTAGCGAATCTGGACGAGGCTGTTATCAGCGCCTACCACTCGGCAGACCCGAATTCAGCGATTGGGCAGCAACTCGATCGTATAGCGGCATTTGCGGGCATCACTCGGCTAGATGCGACGTTTTCTACTACAACAGTGACATTTACTGGTACGCCACTTGTTGAAATTCCGATCGGCACACTGGTGCGAAACCGGATTACTGGCACGCTATGGGCAACAGATGCGACGGTAGCGACGAATAGCGGTGGCGCGGCAACCGTAAACGTCACATGCACTACAGCGGGCAGTCAGGCGGGAAACAGCAATAACCTGTCGATCATTGCCACGCCGATCGGTGGCATTACCGCCGTTACCAACGTAAACCCTGCATCGCTCGGACGTGATGAGGAATCAGATAACGCATTTCGTGTTCGCCGCAACGAATCTGTCGCGTTCCCTGGCAATAACCAGATTGACAATATCTATGCGGCACTGGTCAATCTGGATGGGGTGAAGCAGCTCCGAATTTATGAAAATACCGAATCTGCACCAGATGAAAATGGCGTGGAGGGGCATTCACTGGCGATCTTCATTGATGGCGGTGAACCTGCGGATATTGTTGCAACAATCGCGAAACGGAAAAATCCCGGATGTGGGCTGAATCGCTATAACAGCAGCATCCCGAACAAAACCAGCACAGACACCGTTACGCCCGGTGGCAACCCGTTTAACGCTACGTTTTTCCGTCCTGAATTTATCCCTGTATTTGTTCGCGTCAGCATTTCCAGTAACCAACGATTTGATGACGATGAAATAAAACGTTCTATCGTTGAGTATTCGAGCATCGGATTTGAGCAAACGACAGGGTTTGCAAAAACGGGATTTCGCATCGGCGAGGATGTGGGGGCGGGGCGGTTATTTACCCCAGTTAACTACATTGTTGCCGGTAGTGGTTTTGTTCACTCGATCGGTGTCGGGATTTCAACGGTGACCGCTACGAGCTCCCAGATTGATATTGCGTTTAATCAGCTCGGTATTTTTAGCGTAGATAACGTAGAGGTGGTCTATGTATGACCACAAAAAAAAGGCGCTAAGCCGCGCTTATTGGCAATATAAAAACGCTCCGAAATTAATTGAGTGGCTGAAAATATTGCCGGATATTGCTCAGGCCAGCATTGAAGAGCAGGCTGATAAAATCCAGCGAATGCTGGATATCAACACTGCTGAAGGGGAGCAACTTGATATATGTGGTCGCATAGTTGGCTATCGCACACGACCGCTCGGTACATTCTCACCTGCATGCCAGCCAGCCCCCGTTAATGATGACCTGTTTCGCCGAATGATTAAGGCGAAAATCTTCAAAAACAACAGCGTGGCCACGATTGACGAAATCCAGTTCGCCGCCGACTACATTATGAATGAGCCAACCCATTTGCTCGACGGGCAGGACATGGAAATGCGCCTGATCTGGTTCACTCACAACGTTGATATAGGCACGCAGAAACTCGCTCAGGATTATGACCTGATCCCGCGGCCTCAAGGGGTAGGGAATAAAGACGTCCGAGTTATCACATATAGGCCATTCGGCTTCGGCCAGCACTATGCAAATTTCCGCGCACCATTTTGGCACGGCGACGGCATCAAAATTTACACGAACCTGAAACTGACGCTGACGTTTGCTAATGGCGTGCTATCCGGCGTGCTGACGGCTGCGGCGGGGATCGTCGTTTCAGATATTGATGTCACGCTGATTTACACGCTGGCGGGCGGGCGAACAGAAACAGAACGGCTGGTAACAGACGATAACGGCCAATTCAGCACCGCGCCTGATTTTAATGTCGGATATGACGTTGTTGCGCGAGCGCAGGTATTAAACCCGCTATGCGAATGGGAAAACGTCGAATCGTCATTATCGACACGAATTAAATTCAACGGAGTTATTAAATTTAATGGCTCTAATAAATTCCGAGGTTGAGCATGTCAGAAATAACACCAAATGATTTACCGCCGATTAATGAGCTGGACGAATTCACGGCTAAAATTCCAGAACTGCAAATAGACACCGATGTTTTAGCCGGAACAGGTGGCCCCGCTAATTTTCAGGCTCAGGCATTAGCGAACCGGACTAAATATTTAAAGCGCATTCTGGATGCAGTGAGTCTGGAATTAACTGGAATCAACCAGGCCGTAGCCGCAGCGCAGCAATCCGCTGATGCGTCTATGAAAAAGTCGGCTAATGGAGCAGATATTGCTGATGCTGCACAATTTCGCAATAACGCTGGCCTGAAAAACGCCGCTACGCATGATGTTCAGGCATCAGCGACTGATAGGACCGCTGGTTGTGTTTTGAAAATGGCGAACAACGGAGAGGGGCCGTTCGGGCTCGGCTCTCGCTGTACAATACTAAATACCACCGATGTTGTTGTTCAATTGCGGTCTGCTGTGAATGGGTGGTATCGCTGTTCTGCAAACACTGTGCGCGCCCCATCAACAGGAGCGTGGACGTTTTTGGTTATGAAATTTGACGACAATACACGATGCGTAATTGCTATTAGTGCTGTCACTGGACAAGGTGTGCAATTTATTACCATCGGTGCATCATCGGATTCTGGCTGGACACCGTTGTGGGGTAGCAATAACCTTGTAAAACAAACATCGCAGGACGACACAACAGCCGGGTCGGTAATATTAAACGGCGGTCATGGCCTTGGCGCAAACGCCCGTCCTAGGGCTGCTGGCTCAACTGGTGGTGCCGCTGGCTGTAACTTCTTTAGCTATGCGGCTAATAATGCGGATAACCCGTTTGGCGGTACCGGCGCGTCGGGGATTCATGTGCAAGAAGCAGCAAATTATGGTTGGGATTTACTCGGTCGTGATGGGAGTGGTGCTGATTTTAGAATACGTCAGATATCTGCTGGTACTGCAGGCCCGTGGTCTGCGCTGTGGACGGGTATAAACCTCCCCAATCCCGCGACACTGGATACCGCACAAACAATTTCAGGCAATAAGACGTTTACTGGTATTAATACTGATTTTACCAGAGTTAATATTGGGTTGGGGGGTCAAACAGGTTATCCGCAAATCAGACTAACATCAACGTTAGTATCTGCCGGCTCAGTTGGTAGAATGGTTCGATTCGAATATGAGGGCGCTCAATATATTAGCCTATTCCGCTCTGATGGTACAGGATCTACAACGGGTCAGCAGATTTTACGAATACCGATCCCCTCCGGCTCCCCACCTGCGTCCGCACTTGTCGCAGGAATAAACGCAGTTGCGGATTCGAGCGGAGCTTGGAAAACAGCATCACCAGTCATCAACATCTACGCTGACGGTTCATTTACTACTACAGATGATGCTGACGGCGTTAACGTTGAACGTTTGAGAGAGGGCGTGTACCGCATCACGGGCTGTCAGGGTATGCATCCAGACGCGGCATGGAACGGCATTGATGGCGGTGTGAGCAATCCGAAATGTCGCAATGACAAAGCGCTGCTATGGAACAACTACGAGGTGCATGAAGACGGCTCCGTCACCGTCTATACGTTCCACCGCGTTCACCCCGACGCGATGCCATTCGCGCAAAATCGGCTGACTCTCGACAAGCAGCCGTTTGACGCGAAAAAGGGTCACAAGCTGGAAGATACCTGGCCAGACCAAACCCCGATCGACGTTCCGCGCGGCCTATTCATTCAGGTCCGCGTAAACATGCCGGAACGCATCGAGCTGAAACCCACAGTCATGCACAGTAACGTTTACTGCAATAGCGTTTCCCCAGCAAAATAAACCGCAATCAAATAAATCCAATAGCCGCTAAACGCGGCCTTTTTCATTTCTGGAGTTCGATAATGGATCAGAAATTCTTTCGCGTGCCGTTCGCGCAGAGCGGCGACCGCCAGACTATTCCCGAAACAACGCCTAGCGACGGTTCTATTTCATTTCCATCAGGGTGGGGCAGTGATTACGCAAAAGATCCCGAGGTGGACGCCAACGCAAAATTTGTGGCGCGCGAGGCGATGAACGCGATTCTGTACGCTATCACTAACGCTGTGCGCCAGTATCAGATGTTTGGATTTCCTGAATACATCACTCCTGCTGACAACAACGGCGCGGCGTTTGCATACAGTTCCGGCGCTGTAATTCGCTATCGTGCATCCGCTGCGTTAGCGTTCAAATCATATGTATCAGTAGATGATAACAACACGTCAGTGCCTGGCTCGGACGAAACAAAATGGCAGGAGTTCATCTATCGTGAAGCGACTGAGCAGGAGGCAATCGATGGAACAGATAGCCACACCCTGATTACTCCTCGCCGTCTGCACGACGGCGCTAGCTATCTCGATGAGCAACTGAAAATCGAGCTGCGTCCGCAACTAATAGAGATCGGAATGGGGGGGCTGTGGTTCACTGATACCCCCCCGGATGGCTGGCTTGAGGCGAACGGACAGGCATTTGATGTTGAGAAATACCCAAAATTAGCACTGAAATTTCCTTCAGGCAGGGTTCCTGACGTCAGAGGGCGCTTTCTTCGCGGCTGGGCGCACGGTTCTACAGTTGACCCGGATTCGGATAGAGAAATAAACAGCTATCAAGAAGACGCAATCAGAAATATCAAAGGCGCTGTTTCCGGAGCGATCGAGGAGGGAAACGCATACACCGGAGCATTTTACGAGTCGCCGGGCGGCCCTGGTGGGCCTGGTGGGCATGGAGATATGGGGCTGGGGTTTGACGCATCACGCGTCGTTCCAACAGCAGATGAGAATCGACCAAAAAACATCGCTGTTATGATTATTATAAAAACGGATTTGGCTGAATCAACACCGGGGGAACAGACGCCAACTGCGATTGTTCTCACGCCACAATCAGCAAACGTCAATTCCGGTACCACACGGCAGTTCTCAGCAGCGGTTTTGCCATCCCCACTTCAGAGCGATTACCCCGTTTCATGGTCTGTCAGCGATTCGACGCTAGGGAGTATTAGTACCAACGGATTGTATACAGCGACGGCAGGGCAAACGGGAACGCAGACAATCATAGCGTCGATCAGTACGGGGTTAACGCAAACCGTCACGCTAAATCAGTATGTATTCATTACTGCTATTTCTATTGCCGCAGTGCCGAATATTGAAGTTGAGGACACGTACAACCTGGCCGTTACGTTCACACCAACAAACTATACAGAACCAGTTGACTATGCGAGCAGCGACGCACAGATAGCGAGTGTGATTAACGGAACCGTGACGGGCGTATTGGCAGGGACGGCTACGGCCAGCGTGACTGGTCGGTATTCTGGTGTCACGGCATCGCGACCGGTGACTGTTACGCCAAAAATCGTTGTCGAGAAATATCTACAGATTAACGAACGTCTATCTGAGATTGCAGCCGCTGGCGCAACAGATCAGGCCGCAGCGCGGAGTAATTTGGGGCTGGCGGCACTGGCAACAAAAGACGGGCTCACGGCTGCTGACGTTGGCGCAGTTCCGCAGTCCAGCGCATCTCTAGGCACTGAAAACCTGAATACAGTAATTTCCCTCGGACGTAAATTCCAGTCGTTAACGAGTAACGCAACGTTAGCGCGGAATTATCCCGTCGCGCTCGCTGGCATGTTAGACGTTATAAGAACTACAGAGGCTAGCATTCGGCAGATATTCTATCCGTACAACACGACTGATGTGTATCACCGTTACTGCGTTTACCCCGGCGCTGATCCTATTGTGTTCAGTGAATGGGCAAAATCCGGCGGCGAACATCTGGAGAAATCGCAGAATCTGGCTGACGTACCGAATAAATCGACTGCACGCGACAATCTCGGTCTCGGGTACACAATATCGACGAGTGAACCGCCAGCCAGCGCCGCAGGCTACGCAAATGGACATATCTGGTATCAGGTTTAGCGAGGGATAAATGCCAATATTTCGCGAGAATGCGGGCGTTTTTGCCCCGGTTAAACAACTCAATATCAATGATGGCGGAACCGTCAAACGTGTTGCGGCGGCGTGGGTCAATGACGGCGGCGTATTCAAAAAATTGTTTCCAACTGAACCTGTAAATATGGAGGACTCCCCCATTTTCGACATAGACGGGTCTATTCACCGATTTGATGGTTTTGATTACAATCCAGCCACAGGGAGACACAGCGCGTGGAGCCTAAATATCAGAATACCAATTCTCGATAATTCAGGGCTGGGGGCGGTAACATCCAGTTTGATAGTTGTTACAAATGGCGGGAACTCGCAGCCGATTCAGTATCGCGCTGACAATATTAATTCAGTAGTTGTCCGTCCCAATGGTGATGCGCCCAACTCCATATCACTACCAGCAAATGGGTCGACTCCGCTCAGCATCATGTGGTACAGCTCTGCACGCTGGATAACGATTCCGTACGACGCAGAGCTAGTCGGAACTGCACTGGATATCAGAATTGAAGTGACGGCGCGAGGAACCACGTATTTTTACGACACGTCAGCAACACTGATTGCTGTTTGAGTTCAAATTATCATGCTGGGCATACGTGGGGCAAAAAATTAGCGCAAAACAACTCACATCGGCGTGATTCCGTGTTTGTCTTGCGCTAATGCTCTACGTGATGAGTGGGACAAAAATGGGAATGGTATTGTCGGGTGAGGTTTGGTTTCTGCGGGTAACTTTAGGTGACGTGGGACATGTGAACGCGACAAATCACTGTAAGTTATTGTGTTGAAAGGGGGTTCATAATTTTCGTAATGCGAAGGTCGTAGGTTCGACTCCTATTATCGGCACCATCCTACCTATTTTAACGTCTCCCTAAGTCTACTCAAACACCCTTATAAACCCTTATAATACGCGGTTTCACGGCCCTTATTGTCTCTGCTCGTCTACTCACGTTCACGGAAATCTACGCTGAGTTGGGGGTATCAATGGGGGTATTCGCTGTTCGGTCTAAAGGAGATACCCCCAGATGAAGCTCAATGCCAGACAGGTCGAGACTGCCAAGCCCAAAGAGAAACCCTACAAGATGGCTGATGGTGGTGGCCTCTACTTATTGGTGAAAACTAACGGGTCACGCTACTGGCGTTTAAAGTATCGTATCGATGGAAAGGAAAAGTTATTGGCGCTGGGGGTATATCCCGATGTGTCCTTGGCTGATGCCAGAGCAAAACGTGATGAAGCTCGAAAGGGTATCGCTGGGGGTATCGATCCTTTGGAGGCTAAAAAAGAACAAAAAGTTGAGCGTGAAGCGCAGGTCAAAAACACCTTTCAAGAAATTGCGCTCGAATGGCACAACATGAAAGTGAAGAAATGGTCTGCAGGGTATGCCTCTGACATTCTTGAAGCCTTCAACAAAGACGTCTTCCCGTTCATTGGTCAACGCCCAATCGCAGACATTAAGCCGCTGGAATTGCTGAACGTGCTGAAAAAAATGGAAGACCGAGGCGCGACCGAGAAAGCGAAAAAAGTGCGCCAACGCTGCGGCGAAGTGTTTCGCTATGCCATCGTGACAGGCAGGGCTGAGTATAACCCCGCACCAGATCTCACCAGTGCCATGCAAGGGCATGAATCAACACATTACCCGTTCCTGACCACCGAAGAGCTTCCCGCCTTCTTTAAAGCCCTTGCTGGCTACTCTGGTAGTGAATTGATGGTGCTGGCAGCAAGATTGTTGATCATTACTGGCCTGAGAACAGGTGAATTGCGCGGTGCGTTATGGTCGGAAATCGATACTGATAAAGCGCTATGGGAAATTTCTGCTGAACGCATGAAAATGCGCCGTCCTCATATCATCCCGCTATCTACCCAAGCACTAGCCATTATCGAACAAATCAGAGCAATGACGGGGCAATTTCCTTTACTGTTTCCGGGGCGCAATGATCCAAGTAAGACCATGAGCGAAGCCAGTATCAATCAGGTATTTAAGCGAATTGGCTATACAGGCCGGGTTACGGGTCACGGCTTCCGTCATACCATGAGCACCGTTCTTCATGAACAGGGCTACAACACCGCTTGGATTGAAACCCAACTGGCGCATGTTGATAAGAATGCTATCCGTGGCACCTACAACCATGCGCAATATCTCGATGGCAGACGCGAGATGCTGCAATGGTATGCCGACTACATGGTAAGCCTTGAGAAAGGCGACAATGTGGTGCAGGGAACGTTTAATCGATGTGGATAA